GACACGTCCGATTATCCTCCCAAGTCGGTTGCTCAACGCGCTTGTGTTGTCATTTACATTATACCGGCTGTAGTTGATTATCGTCAAACCAAACGTCACACATCAGCCACATATTGCCGGGTGCCGAAACAGGTAGATAGTTCAAAACCTACAGGTGTTAAGGCGGTGGTTCCAGGGATCTGACAACGAGGACGCTTGAGAGAGTCTGATTCAATACCCTGTGGGTAGTGCTGCCTACAGGATAGCCTACAATCCTGTAGGATGTGCCTGTGCCCAGCACTACCACATCGATGTTTTCGTTTTGAAGGTATTCTACCAATGCTTGCCCGGGTTTGCCGGTTAACGTGCTGGTCCTTACAACTACATCATGGATTCTGTGTTTGTCGACAAACTCCTTGAGACGGCTTTCATTATAATGCACTGATTCGCTGAAGATTCGTTCCATATCTGATGGCAGGATTGCAAGGCGGTACCGCAACTCTGTTATATCGGGGATAACTCGCACAACATGAAGCTCCGCTCGTGATATACGTGCAATAAGATGAGCTTGCCGCAGGACATCATTGGCCACGGGCATAAAAGTAACGGCTGCTACAACGGAACTGACCTTTGCGCTGTGACCGGGTTTGACAACAAGCACGTTACGCGGCCCACGCTCAACGAGCCGATACGCGGTAACACCCACTCCTCTTGGCGGAATAGATGATCCGCTTCCAATATCCCCAACTACTAGAATATCCACCTTACGCTTTTCCGCGTGTTTTGCCAGTTCCAGTGCGGCGCTGCCGGTTATTACAGTTCGCCGCAGCTTTTCGTATCCCAACTGTGCAGCGAAGCTACTGAGCGCCGTCTGTGCCTCATCAACCAGCAGCGCCAGAATCTCATCTCTACTTTTTCCTAAGACGGCGGCGTCGGAATCCGAGAGTTGAGTCTCGACTACATGAACGAGTTCTACAATAGCATCTGCCGGTTCAGCCAGTGCGATGGCCATCTGAGTGGCTGCAAGCGACCTCGGTGAGAAGTCTACCCCAACGATCAGGTTCTTCAGCTTATTCATTTTGATATCCTCTCTTGCTATCCCTAGCACCAATAGTCCATACGATTGCTTCAGCCAATCCCAAGCTCATGTTCGCAGCATGTCTTTCAGACGCTTAAGCGACTCTTCATCCGCCAAAACCAGCATTACATCTCCCGGCTCAAGGATCGTGGCTCCGGTGGGAATGATGATCCGTCGGCCTCTGTTGAGCAGTACAATATCCGTGTTCTCCGGCAATCCAGCTTCTACTATCTGTTTGCCTATCAGTTCTGAATCCTCCGGCACACGTACTTCGGCCAGTCTACATATGATGCATTCTTCCTCACCCATATCGTATGCTGCTTCGGTATCTCCAGGCAGAGGAGCATCGACACGAAGCCACTTCGCAACCTTCGGAATGGAGGAACCCTGCAGCAGCGCTGATGTAAGCACGATGAAAAACACGAGGTTGAAGATCATATCCGCCTGCCGGATTCCGGCAAGAAGCGGAAATGTGGCGAGAATAATTGGGACCGCCCCGCGCAGTCCTACCCAGGAAACTAATGTCTTCTCTCGGGTGTTTGTCTTTGCGAAGGCAAGGGTGGCAAACACGCTGACGGGCCGTGCCACAATCATGAGAAAGGCGGCAACCAGAAATCCGATCCCTATGATCGGCAGTATATGCGACGGAAAGACCAGCAGCCCCAGAGCAAGGAACATGGTAATCTGCATCAACCATGCAAGCCCGTCATGAAAGCGAACCAAGCTCCGCTTGTGTATGAAGTCGTTGTTGCCCATGATGATTCCGGCTATATAGACCGCCAGAAAGCCATTGCCGCCGACAATGCTTGCGCCACTGTAGGATATCAACACAAGCGCAAGCGTCAACACAGGGTAGAGTCCCTCGTACTCAAGCCTCAGGTGGTTGATTATGTAGATCATCATCCTGCCTGCTCCATAGCCGATCAGGGCACCCAGCGTCATCTGTTGGATAAACATCGGGATGAGACCAGCAAACGAAGAAGCTGGATTGGCAATTAGGCCGATGAAGCCCGTAGTCAAGAAGACTGCCATGGGGTCATTGCTGCCCGATTCAAGCTCCAGCAGCGGTTTCAGATTGCCTCGCAGGCTCACACTCCTGGATCTGAGCACAGCAAACACCGCGGCGGCATCTGTCGATGAGACGATTGAGCCAAGCAGCAGCCCTTCAAGAAGAGAAAACGGCGTAACGGCGCTTACGAACCAACCAACAAGCAAAGCAGTGATAAATACCGCCACAGTAGACAAGCCCAAGCCCTGCCAAAGCACCGGCTGCACGCTCTTCCAGTTGGTGTCGAGCCCTCCAGCAAATAGGATTAGAGCAAGTGCCACGACTCCGATTGAACGTGCAATACTGGGATCGTCAAAATGGATACCTCCAGGGCCTTCCGATCCGGCAAGCATACCAACAAGGAGAAAAAGTAGCAGCGCAGGGACGCCAAGCCGTGCAGATGCTCGGCTTGCGATGATACTAACTAGAACTAATAGCGCTCCGATAAATATGATCGGCTCGATTGAACTGGTAGAAAGCTGCATATAGACAAAATTCTCTCAACAATAACCAATAAATACCCGCACTTGAGCAGAGATAACCAAACGCGCCTCGGGAGTTACCGATGTATCATGGACTCGTATAGCATATTGGGCGAAGTAAGAAGATCGAGAACATATACCCCTTTCACCCAAAATACGGCAGGTCATGTAAGGCTTACCAACCTACCTTTACCCCACCGAATTCCGCGATTTCACGCTCGATTTGGCCCTTAAAACGGGTGCCGGGTGAAAGGGTGAAAGGTTTTCCAGGAAATGCGTCTACTACTATCTACATGTAGAAATTCATATATTTCCTCATGCATGTGTGTCCATGCGTATGAGTGTTTCTTTTCGGCGCGCACATGAGGATACATACTACATTACCTTTCACCCTTTCACCTTCATTACAAGTAAACTAAGTAATATGAGCTTAATACAGCCGTTTTGGACCATGTGAAAGGGTCCGGGTAAAGCCCAATACGGGGTAATGAGCCTATCACCTTTTCACCACGCGAAAAAAGGTCCCACACTTCGAGGCCGAATCCGATATATATCCTACTATCAGCAGGCAGCAATGGAGCAATTCGGATGAGCATGTGGGATACGATGCTGGAATACACTTCAGTCAAACAGATTGGCGCGCCTATACAGGAAGCGACGGAATCTGATGAAAGTGTCTATAAGGCAGACATCCTGTTTGTTGCAACCAATCTCGACTCCTGGGAAGCGGATGACATTCGGTTTGGCTATGAAGTCATGCTCGATGTCTGCTACCGCCAGCTCGATGCTTCCTACTACGCATATCTCCGCCACAAGATGACTCAGGCAAAAGAGCGCCACGAGTCGGGAAAAATGAAGCCTGAACTCTTCGCGGAGCTACGAACTCGCTTCAACGCGATCCATGATTGGGCCGTAAAGCACATCGGCGAGAAAGCTCTTCTCCAGACCATGCAGACCACGAACGTGAAGTCCTATATCCCTCCCTCCGAACAGACATTCACTGCCTACAGAAAGACCCAGGATGATGAGTATCAGCGGCGGACAGCGCAGGGAGGTTCTCCACAGTCAGACCAGGCACACAGATTGGAACACGCGCTCGCCGCCCGGGGCTACGCTTGCATCAGGTCATCGATCATCGAGGACATAGTGATATTCGTCCGTGATGACTCGGTTGTCGTCCCCGCGAAGTGGGCCGACAAGGTCCGGTTCACGATGGACGAGCTTGCTCTGATGATTGGCTCCAGCCCAGAGGCCGTAAAGCAGATTCACGAGGTCAAGCGAGTGTTTGGCGGAAAGGTTGTGTCTCAGGGTGATGACCCATTTGGAGCCGCTATGACAAGACCGGTGCCGGTAGCAGTTGATCAGCAGTCGCTATTTGCAGCCGCGACAGGCACAAAATGAGGCGCGAAACGCCTCTCCCGCCAAACTCCGACTTGCCGTAACAACATTGGCGACAGGAACACATTGATGACTAATGACAAGCAGATAGAACAGACAGAAACTGAGGTCGGTGTCAGAGACCGCGATGGAATTGACCGCTGGAAGAGAAATGCCGAGTCTGTGAACAAAGGCGGCGCTCCTCAGGGGAATACCAATGCGTTGAAGCACGGCATCTATGCGGACCGATTCCTTACGCCGGAGGAGAAGCCCATCTTCGATGCCATTATCGAGCAGCTCTATCAGGACTTCGTGTTCAACAAAAGCTCTGACTTCATCCAGGTGGAACTGGTAGCTGTCTATTTCCTAAAGTTGGGCCGCGCTCAGGAGGCTGGCGACTGGGAAGCCGCCGAGAGGCTCGACCGGATGATCCGCTGTCACATGAAAGACCTGAAGACAACGAAGATAACCCGTGAGGGCACTGAGCCTTCTGAGTCACAAACGACACCGGCTGAGTGGGCCACGGCTCTGCTTGAGAAACTGGCGGAGGCTGAGAAGGCAAAGGCTGAATCGAAGGCGGAGCCGGAGAAAACGCAGGAATGAGTTCAGATAACACCGTCGCGGTCCTGGGAGATCGACGGAATCCACGCGTGGATTTCGGGCCGGACGAGGGTCGGAGTTCAGATAATACCTGTTATCTGCGATGTAAACTGCCTGGAATGGTCCCACGCAACAATGCCTGTGGGAAATGACGCTGGGGAGAGTCGACGAGTGTTCCTTTCCCCAGCGCCGCGAAGGTCATAATCGCTCTATCGCGTCTTCGAGTGCGTTGTCCGCAAGATGCGTGTAGATTTCGGTAGTGGAGATGTCGCGGTGTATGAGGGCGCGCTTTACGAGCAGCAGATCGGAGGTCGCAGCATAGAGGTGCGTTGCGAACGTGTGTCGCAGACCGTGCGGCGTGACGTTCTTCTGGATTCCGGCCTTGCCGAGCCAGTAAGCAAGACGTTGGGCGACCTGTCGGCAGCAGAGCCTTGTTCCCCGAGATGAGATGAACAACGCGGTAACATCGGAGCTTGCCTGGCGGTGGCGCTCCTTGAGGTAGCTCCGCAGCAGTGTCCGAAGCGAAGACTTCAGGAACTTGACCTGCGGAATATCGCCCTTGCCTGTGATACGAACATGCTTGCCGTCGAGGTCGACGTCGTCAATGTCCAGGCTCACCAGTTCGGCAATGCGGATTCCGGTACCGAGGAAGAGTTCGAAGATGATCCGGTCGCGACGGGCAAGTGGACTTGTGCGGTCGTGGACTTCCTTGAGAAGTCTGCGCTTCTCGGGTTCGGTGAGGAACCTCGGGGGCTTGCGCGGCAGGCGTTTCGTGGTCACGGAGATCGCCGGACTGGACTGGATCAGGCCAGTCTGCGTGGCCCAGGCGAAGAACGAGCGCAGCGCGGCTTTCTGGCGATACATTGTTGCAGCCGATTTCGGCGAGCCGTTCTCGGAACATGCGACCGCCGAGTCAGTGAGTGCGGCATCGATCATCGCCGGCGTGATATTAGCCAACTCGACATCCGGTAGCACTCGAGCAAAGCACCGGAGGTCGCGCAGGTATGCCGAGATGGTATGCTCCGAGCGGCCTTGCGCCCGGAGCCTTACCGCAAAATCAGCTATCGCTTGTTCGAGGTCGTTAGTCGGCTGCAGTAGTCGGATCGAGTTCGGCACTCTGCACCTCCGATTGTGTCTTGAGGCTGCGGCCCATAGGTGTGTCTTTCGGGAGTGGGAGCTTGGTGATGTAGCTCTGCTCCAGACACCAGACCAGGAACGCGCGAAAGACTCGGATGGTCTTCTTGATCGTGATCTCCGAGCGGTCCTTGTCGCCGTGCATCTTGAGAAGCATGTCGGACTTAAGGAATCCGGAGACGTGCGGGACGAGAATCGAGCCGAGCTTCTTATCCGGTCCGAAGTAAGCTTCGACCTGCTCAAAATCCTTGGAGTAGGTATAGATTGTGCGTTCGCTCTTGCCCTGGCTCTTGAGGTATTCGATGTGTTCCTCAATGGCCTCGTGCAGTGTCTTTTGTTCCATTTCACTACCTCCAGTGGTTGTGTTTAGCATTCACATTCACGCTCAGGTTGCGTGTGAAGTCAAGGGTTCTTGCCTCAAATGTGCGAGGAAGTGCGGAGGAAAAACGATTGGTTGACGTAACGTCAGAAGAAGAGAGGCTGGGAGTATCTCTGCGGGACCCAGTGCTGTGGGGGGAAAAGTACCTGCGTAATCGGGACGGCTTCGCGCGCGGCTATTGGCCGCACCAGGTCAAAGACTTGCACTGCGGCGAAAAGAACATTGTCCACCTCGACGGCCGCGATGTCGGCAAGAGCATTGTGCTCACAACCGATGCGCTGCACTTCGCATTCACCGTTCGCGGCGGACAGGGCCTCATCGCCGCTCCGCACCAGGGACATCTGGACACGCTCATCGAGGAGATAGAGTTTCAGCTTGATTCCAACCCCGAGCTTATGAGGAGTATCGCTCTCACGAAATATGGCAAGCCAAAGATAACCCGTAAGCCTTACTTCAGGCTGGAGTTCACCAACGGTGCTGTTCTTTACTTCCGGCCCGCCGGGGCCTACGGCGATGCATTCAGGTCACTGCATGTCGAGCGCGTCTGGGTCGATGAGGGCGCCTGGCTTACGGAGAAGGCATGGAAGGCTCTACGGCAGTGCCTGAAGGCGGGGGGGCGCTTGCGCATCTACTCCACACCAAACGGCCTGCGGAACACTACTTACTACCGGCTGACAATGTCGCCGCAGTTCGAGGTGTTCCGATGGCCGTCGTGGATTAACCCGGACTGGAGCGAAGATCGTGAGAGGGAGCTTCTTGAATTTTACGGCGGGCGAGACACTGCGGGCTGGCAGCATGAGGTTGCCGGCGAACACGGCAAGCCTTCCTACGGCGCGTTCAATATCGAGCACCTGAACCTTTGCCGGCAAGAAATGCCGGAGTATTTGAATGTCGCGATATGCGGTGAGGACATGCGCAACTGCGCGACCGAAGAGGAATCCTACGACCGGCTGGAGATGCTTCTTAACCTGATGCCTCAGACCGGCATGTTCTGGATCGGCGGCGACCTGGGTTATACCAACGATCCTACGGAGATCGTGGTGTTTCAGGAGATAGAAGTTGGGGAGCGCTCGATCTTGAAACTTGTCCTGCGAATCCACATGGAGCATGTCTCTTACCCGCACATCGCCCAGACGATATCCCTGCTGGAGAGATATTTCACCCCGGTCGGTATCGGCGTCGATAACGGCGGCAATGGTTTGGCGGTTGTGCAGGAGCTTTTGACCCTGGACAAATACAAGCAACTTCAGCTTGAGGGCCGACTCTACGGGTATGACTTCGGCGGTATGACAACGCTTGCCGTCCGAGATGGGCGAGAGATCAAAAAGCGAACCAAGGAATTGATGACCAGCCTCATCTCAGGATCACTGCAGCGCAGGCAGATGGTATTGCCCGCCGATGATCTGGAGATAGAAGATCAGTTCACGACTCATACCTACACACTCTCGAACGGCAACGTGATCTACTCCAAAGGCAACGATCACATCATCGACGCCGTGCGCTGCGCGATGCTCGTGCGGGAGCAGAGAAGTCTGGATCAGCTTACCGAGGAGACGGTATGCGTCATGCCGGTGCTCACTGATCCAGTCTTCTTCTGAGCTGATTAATGTGTTCAGCAGTCTGATTCCGCAAGTGCAAGAAGAGTCGAAAGCGGGAGTTGTAATACTCTGGATATGACGATCATCTCGGAAAGTCCCATATCCTTCTTACCGTCTTCCACAAGAGCCACATAGTTGGTGGTCATGCCAATGAGCCGCGCGAGCTTATCACGTGTGTATCCCAGCTTCTCCCGCCTCGTTGTGATCACCTGCCCCAACGCTTTCTGATATTCTGACTGGTCTTTCATTGCCTGTCATCCCCTTTGCTTGAAAGTCTTCGCCGAAGCGTGGGGTGCATTCAAACTCTGCTTGGCAGGTAAAGTCAAGTCGTTTGTGATTTCAGACAAGCGCAGCGCGGTTTGTTGAGCACGAGATGTTGTTGAGCACGAGATTGTCGGACTGCAAGCTCTCCTGTATAATGAAGCGAGACGCTATTCTATACCATACAAACTCGGCGCTCTCAATGCAAGCGTGGAGAACTGACAATGCCATTACAGATGAAGAGCCTATGCCCTTCGGCTATTGAGGGCTCAAAGGAGATAGGACGCTGGCTTTCTCAATTCCCTGCAGAGAGCCAGAAAGCCGCCGTGTCTCTTCTCTCTCGCTTGCGATTTGTGTCACGTGACGCCTATTCGGATTGGCTGTTGGAAAAACTTGGATACTTGGCCAAAAATGGCAAGTGCGCAGTCTATTCGGTGCGCGAAATCAAAGATCAGAACTGTCTATGGAATGACCGCGATGAAGTCGTAGGACGCCACGGAACTTCAGAAGGAAGTGAGGATCTTGTATATTCCCTGATTGGCAATGCCGCTAGATTGTACAAGGACATGATACTCGATCATCCAAGCCTCCACATCTTGAGGGATGAACAGGTTCACGATGTCGTTCTCTTGGACGATTCCGTAGGCAGCGGGAACAGAGTGGCCGGATTCATTAGATTGATGATGGCTCACAAAACGTTCAGAAGTTGGTGGAGTCTTGGACTTATTAAACTCCACATTGTTTCGCTCGCCCGTACCCGCGAGTCAAAGCGGGTGATTCTCGAAGCTCTTCCTGGAAGCGATCACGGGAAAAGGAAATACCGCAAGTCAACGAAGATCGTATTCTTGAGCGATATTGTCTATGGAATGTTTTGGCTGAAAAGGCGGTGGGGGCAGCGATATCAGGACATCATTGATTTGTGTGATGGCCAGACCGCAATACCAGAGGGTCTTCGCCAAGGCTACGGAGGTGCGATGGCGAGTATTGTATTCTACCATAGCGTTCCGAATAATACGCCCGGGGTCATCTGGCGCAAAAGACGTAATTGGAAGCCGCTATTTCCGGGAAGGGCCGTCCCGGATTGGCTTCCCGCATTGCTCGATAGCTGTGAGCAACGCACGGCAAAAGTAGGACAGACGGCAGATGCTGCGCACGGGGGCATTGCGATATTGCCAGCTGGAATGCTGGAGTTACTTTCACTGATCAGACTTGGTGTAAGGAGAACCTCAAGCCTTGCCCTACGCATGGACCTTGACGTGGAGTTCACTAAGTCAATCTTGCAGAATGCTATACATGCTGGATTTGTCTCAGAGAATGGGCGTATCACCGAGGCTGGAATTACTGCTCTGGAACGTCAAAACGCGGGTGCTATGCGTACGTTTGACCGTTCGCTGTATATACCACAATCCTGGTGTAGTGACCAGGCTTCCATTCAGCCGCCTGCTTTCGCAGAGCAGGCAGATCCTGTTGAAGTTGATACTCCAACAGGTGGGGATGCCGGACAGGTATCTCTGGAAAGAACTGACGCTACGACGACTCCGTCGTCCAGCATGGTCAGGCCCCAAGCACCTTCGAAGTCTCGGAAGGGCCCCGACCATGATGGCCCCTTGGGCCAAAGGGAGAGGTGAATGGAAGTCTGGTCAGTACACCAGCTCTTCGAGCAAGCAAAAGCTGATCTCGGGGTAGACAGGTCATCAGAACTGCGAAAATACGCTCAATATCTCATCCACTCGGGACTACCGGTGATCTTCTCATTGAAGCACTTGTCCAAGATCACACGAGTGAATTACGGCGTTCTTCGCGATACCGTAGGGCGCAGGAGAGAATCAGCGAACTATCGAATGTTCCCGGTGAAGAAACGGTCTGGAGGCCGGCGGTTCATCCATGCTGTTTCCGGGCAGCTATTTTCAGTGCAGCAGTTCATCAACGCCGACATTCTGCAGAACGTGGCTCCGCACACATCGTCGTTTGCTTTCCACTGGAATGGTGGAATTCAGAAATGTGCAGCAATGCATTGTGGTGCGAAGTGGCTCTTCCAGTTCGATCTGTCGGATTTCTTCTACGACATCAATGAGATCGACGTGTTCCGTATCTTCCAGCAGCTTGGATACCGGAAGCTCCTGGCGTTCGAACTGGCACGAATCTGTACTACAATACACCTACCAGCGCATCTAAAATGCACCTTTAAGGTACATCGGTACTTCCCAGAATGTCACCCCCCATACGGAGTGTCGTACGACGCAGGAGTTCTGCCTCAAGGTGCCCCCACCAGCCCTATGTTAAGCAATTTAGCTGCGAGGGAACTGGACGAGCGACTTTTTGAGTTTGCAGTGGCAAACGGTTTCGTCTACACTCGATACGCCGACGATATCACCTTGTCGGCAAGAGAACTACCAAGTAGAGTGTCTGTTGGGGATATCCATCGGCAGTCAACGCATATCATCAGAACCTGTGGATTCAGAGAGAACAAGAAGAAGACTCGTGTAGCGGGGCCAGGTTCAAGAAAGATCGTTCTCGGGTTGCTTATAGATGGTGATCAACCACGGATATCACGAGAGACGTACAATAGGATTGACCGTCACCTATATGCTGCAACAAAGTTTGGTATTGTCGAAACAGCAAGCCACGAAGGCTTTGACTCAGCTTACGGTTTCTACAATCATCTCGCAGGTCTGATATCATTTGTAAATGATGTGGATAAGAAGAGGTGGACTGAGTTCCACGCACGATTGAGTAAAATCACCGTCCCTTGGCAGACGCCATCAGGAACGCAATATGGGGAGTTCTCGCAATAGGAGTCTGAGCTACTGATCTGCATAGTCTGATGGGAGTCATCGCTGACTGGACCGATAATCAAAGTCAAAGCATGTCGAACCACATCTGGAATTATCGTCGTGTCGGCTGAAGATCAGGAAGATCACCGCAGGCGGATCGAGGAGCCTGTCACACATTCTCAGCATGCTGCTGATGACCTCTGCTGCGATCATTACAGATAAGCACGCAAAGAGAGAGTCAGGCCATTCGATGTATCTGACGATAACCCCTGACACCAAAGCGCCTGCTGCATAGATCAATTCGGTCTTCAGATGTCTCATGATTACTACCTCCGCGCTTTAGTCAGGAGCTTGTTTCGCTTCATTTTCCTGCCATGATGTTCATGCCACGCGGCGTGCTACTTATATGATTCGATAAATACCAGTATTTGAGACGGGTTTATCATCGTTTTTGCTAGCCGGGCGTGAGACCCATGGAGCGTAACACGGCGCGGATATAGTAATGATCTTGTCGTTTGCACTGCTCTTGGCCGCTTTATATAGATAGCAGCCCCATCAACACTTCCCCAGCAGGTATCGCTCCACACAAATCAGTTTCAACACTTCAGTGCCGGTTCCGGTAAATATTGAATCGGCGGAGCTTGCTTCGCTATACCTTCAGAAGGAAACGAGGGGAACGTGGAAAGCGGCACTCGAAGATCACGAACAAAGAAACCCACCAGCCAGACGACTCTTCAGGATCAGGACAGTATGCAGGCTCAGGGCATGGTCATCACACCAATGGCGACAGCCGCCATGCTTGACTCGGCCGCGTTTGCCCGCATCAATCCCGATGATTGTGCCATTCCAAAGAACTGGGAAGAACGCGCCAAGAAAGCCTGGGAGTACTATGTCGAGGAACCGCTGGTCAAAAACTGCATCAATTCCTGGCGGACGTTCGCAGTCGGGGACGAGATAAGAATCACGAGCGACGATGATGCCGTTAAGCAGGAGGCAAATGATCTTGCCGACCGACTTGGTGTATCCGAGTTTGTGAAAGATATGGTCCTGCAACTCCTTGTAAAGGGCGATGCGGTAGGCTTCAAACGATACACCAAAGACGGCAAAGATATCGAGGAACTCACTTGTGTCAATCCGGTCTCGATCAAGGTCAAGTATGCTCAGGGGCAACTCGTCGAGGTGCAGCAGTTCCCGGAAGACAGTCCAACCGCCGGCGACGGCCTGAAGCTGCCCGTTGAACAGACACTGCATCTCAAGTGGGATGCGCCATCGTTCTCACCGCGCGGCAACTCCCTCGTTCTTCCCGCTTTCGAGTCCATTGAGCTTCTCCGGGACTATCGGCGAGCGGAGAAAGCAATCGCAAGACGCTGGGCCACGCCGTTCAGACTCATCAAGGTCGGCGGTGCGTTCGGCCAGAAAATGGTGATGCCCGACCAGAAGATGCTCGAACAGACCCGCGACACGGTTAACAAAATGGACATGAAGAGCGGGCTGGTAGTGCCCTTCTATGTCACAGTTGAGACTCATGGCACCGAGGGCCAGGTGCTTAACGTCGAGGAGAAGGTCAAAGAGGTCAAGGAAGATATAGTTGTCGCTCTCGGTCTCTCCCGGTCACTCGTTGCAGGCGACGGCCCCAACTTTGCCACGGCATCGGTGAGCATGCAGAAGATGCTCATCATGATCCGAGAGATAAAGCATGCCGCGCGCACTATCCTCGATTGGATATATGACGACTGGCTGGAGATAAGCGGACACCAGGACAAAGGCATTCAGTTTGTCTTCAACGACCTCGATCCCACGGACGCGGTAGACTTCAAGAAGCTCCTTATAGAGCTGTACGACCGCAAGCTCATAAGTCGTTCGTCTCTGCAGCTAAAGATGGATCTGGACCCAGACACCGAGACGGCGAACCGGCAGCACGAAGGCAAGTCGGTCGATCTCCTGGATGAAAAACAGGTCAAACCAATAGTCGATATGGTAGTTGCCGGGATCATGGGCATCGAGGCGGCGCAGCAGATGCTTGGGCTAGACCCGGCGAAGAACCGACCGGGCGGTCAGGCGGCGGCAGGACTGTATTCCAGCGCGGACGTCGGCGAGATGTGCGACTCCTGTGCCTACTTCGGCGACGAGCAGAACCGGTGCGACGTCACCAAGGCCGAGACCACCTTTGACTCCCCGGCATGCCGTTTCTTTGAACACAAGAGAGTCTGAGGGCGCGCGATGCAAGCATCAATATGCGCCATCGCATCGACGTCTCAGGCCCAGGCGATCCGTGAAGCCACACTAAAGAGCCTTCTTGCCCGCGATCTCTACTCCGAACAGGTCGCTCACCAACTCACGCAGTCGCTCAAGACCGCGCAGAAACAGGTCCACACGGCACTGCTTGGTTATAAGAGTCTCGGCTCGCTGCCGGATAACAAGCTCGCGGCCTTGAAGGGTCTTGAGAAGCTCGATGCCGAGATACGCGAGACAATGCGCACGCTTCGCAAGGAGCACACATTGATGTTCCGCAATGCTTCTCGAACGGGTTTCCGCTCCGGCGTCTATCGGGGCATTGGAGAGTTCGCGGCCGCGCAGATGCCATTTTACCGCGATCTCACGCTGGATGGGATCGACAAGCTCACCACATCGGTCTTCACTCTCATCGACACCGATGCGCTCGACTTCATGGCCAACTACAACCTGGTGCTTGTGGGTGATGTTCATCGGGAACTCTCAGACGGAATCAAGCGGACAATCCTCTCCGGTGTCGCCACGGGCAAAGGTGCGGATGACATAGTCCGTGATCTCGGCAAGGTCATCGAGGACAAGGAGTCCTTCCGGCACGCGGGAAGCAAGGTGTTTTCCAAGGCGCAGTATCGGATGGAGATGATCGCCCGCACCGAAGTCCTGCGGGCGCACAACCAAGGCCGCATCAAATTCCACCAACAAGTCGGAGTGCAGAGGCTCGAGTGGGTAGCGATGGAAGACGAGCGGATGTGCCCGGTATGCGGCGGCTTCGATGGAAAGGTCTTCGATACCGACCACTTTCCAACTCAGCCAGCACACCCAAATTGCCGCTGCACGAGTGTCGTCGCATGGCCGCTTGTGATCTGTGGCGGTGATCTCGGTGCGACCGCTGCGCCTGGTCAGAGCGCATGTATCCTGCCTCCGCAAGCGATTGAGTTCCAGGCACAGCAGAAGATCGAGGAAGAGAAGAAGCTCAAGGGCGCATTCGAGTCAGGTGAAATCTCGGACCTGGGCGCTCTTACTGTAAAGCAGCTCCAAACACTGGCAAAGCAGAATGGCGTCGCCGTTGCCCGCACCAAGTCAGACTTCATCAAACTGCTCGACCAGGCAGAGCCGGGAGTCCATCACGGTGATTTGTCGGGAGCCGCACTGCAGGCAAAGGTAAAGCAATACAACATCGCGGCGCTCAGAAGTAAGGATGAGTTGGCGACGCTTCTGGCCGAAAAGCAGGCGGCGATCAAACAGGCGAAAGCTCTGGAGGAAGCCGCGAAGAACGCCGCGCCTCAGACCGATCTGTCCGGTTTCACTATGGTCCAGCTCAAGGACATGGCCAAGCAGCATGGCGTATCACTTAACCTCACTAAATCGGAAGTCATCGAAATGCTGGACGGTCTTGAGCCGGGTGTGAACCACTCCGGCCTTGCCGGTAAAGCCCTGATCGCCGCAAAGCAGAAGCACGGTATTCCACCTCTGAAGAACAAAGAGCAACTCGTCAAAGCCCTCGAGAAGTCTGCTGGCCAGCAGATGGCTGAGCAGGCCAAGCAGCAGGCTCTGGATGTGGCGAAACAAGAGGCACTCAAAAAAGCCGAGCAGACTCTCAAGGATGCTACATCGCAGATAGTAATGCCGTTTTCTCCCACGCAGTATTCCTCGTTCCTCAATTCGGTGAAAGCTGCCGAAGCGGAGCTGGCTAAAGACTCGGTTCTGCCAGCGTCGGTGCTTCAAGAGCATGCGAAAGAGATTGCGGTTAAAAAGCTCACATTCCAGCAGCAGGTTTCGGCAATGAAGTCGGGCGAGCTGAAGGACCTTGCGAAGCAGACGAAGATCAAGCATTGGCAATGGTCGTCGAAAGACGAACTGACCACGTTGTTCACGGAAACCGATCCGGCGAAGGTGTCCGCCGCGAAGGCAAGCATCGAAGCAAAGCACGCAAAGTGGGCTGAGAAGCATCTGGCGTCGCCGATCAAGACGGCACAGCCCAAGACAAAGCCAACAGCGCCACAGTCTGCTCCGCAGCCAGTCACATCGGTACCCTCAAACGCATTTACGAAGAAAGGCTTCGAGTTCGATGAGACAGACGCTGTCTGGGCGGAACACGGCAAGCCGGAGAAGTTCAAATATGTCGGCAAGGCCAATGTCGGCGGCGCACATGCAAAGGAGTTTTGGCTCGATGAAAACGGCGACAAATGGCTTTTCAAGCCGGTCGGCAAATCAGCGGACGATTTCATCGCGCACGGCGAAGAGGCCGCGTACAAGATAGGCCGTCTCATAGACCCGGATGTAATGGAGGTCAGAACGATTCGGCTCAATGGTCGAACAGGTTCCATTCAGATGTGGCGCGGTGGGCTGGCGGCAAAGTCCGACTTCTCCAGCTTCGACATTACTGAGCTTTCGGCGGATGATATTGCGCAGGTCCAGCGTGAGCATGTCATCGACTGGCTTATCTCAAATCATGACGGCCATGCCAAACAGTTTCTGCGGGCAAAAAACGGCAAAGTCTATGGTATCGACAAGGCCCAACTTTTCAAATTTCTTGGCTCTGACATGCTCTCTATCGACTACCATCCCAATGGAGCCTGCGGGGAAAGCGAGCCGTTCTACAACACGCTCTTCAGGGCAGTAAAGCAGGGCAAGATGACGGTCGACCCGTCCGTCACCCTGCGCTATATCCGCGAGGTCGAGCGCATATCGGATGACGATTATCTGGCCATGATCCGTCCATACGTCGAGGGCAGGTTCGGACGAGACGAGATGAAGAAGAAGGCCTTTTACGATCTTGCTCTAGCCCGCAAGCACAACATGCGCAGCGACTTTGAGGGGTTCTATGCTGAAGTTCTTGGCAAGAAAGGATTCGCCTTTGAGGATGCAGCCGGGGCTCCGACAACAGGACGAATCGGGAAAGCAGAGGAACAGATCATAGAGGACGCGCGTGTCCTCGGCTGGCAGGGGAAGACTCTGCCGATAGATGAGACCGACATCGAGGACCAGAATGCGCTTGTCTTCACTGAGACCATCCACGGCAAAGAGCGAACGATCATCAAGCTAAAGGTGAGGCCGGAGGCCGAGTCGAAGATGCTGCCTACGCTCAGGAAAGCCGACAGGCAGGTGGACGCGGCAAGAGTCGGGGAGCCGCTGTCGGAAGATGAGTTCGCCGACGATATCCTGCTTGCCGTGAAGACCGTGAACCACCATGCGCAGGACGGCGCTTACAACCAGTCAAAGCTGGAGAAAGCGGCAAAGCATCTCAACATGCTCAAGAAGCTCGTTGGCTCCGACGACCCGGATGTCCGCGAGATGGCGCAGGTCTACATCACATGGATAGAAAGGGTACAGCAGGCGGCCAAGGATAAGAAGCCGATCCCGGAGATATTCGAGACCTACTTGAAGAAGTATTCACCTCCCCGGAAGCGGGTCAAAGACGCCGATTTTACCGTGCGGAAAACCAAAGCGCTCCTTACGAAGCGTAAACTCGCCGAAGGAGAACTCGCTGTAGAAGGCGAGGCGGCGAGCACTACATCGCTCTTCCGTGGAAACCCGATGCCCGATGGCGAGCAATATGAGATAGACTTCGGAGACGGCATCCGTGCGACTTACCGACCCTGGTCGAAAAAGAACCTTTACGCCCATTCCGGTGAGCTTGAGATAACGGTCCCTGGCCGCCCGAACGCGAAGAACTTGGAGAAAGCCCTTGAGCATATCGAGAATGTTGGACTCAAGGCAAATGTTGCCACGGCCGATGATGCTGAGATTCTTTACCTGACGAAGCAGGCTTACATTACAAAAGCGGACAGGGAAACTGGATATACCAAGATGATGACCGAACTCGACGGTCGCAATGCCGCGAAGTCTGAACGTATTCAGGCGATGCGTTCGTTCTGGGAGAAGCAGCTTGGGGTGTCGGACATTACAAAGATGCCGGGCTATGATCCCGTGGGCGAGTATCAGCTCGGTTTCAAGGACAGCAAGATCGCGGGAGGCTACAGGCATCAATACAGATTCGACATCTCCGACAAGGACTTGGAGAAGCAGATGGCTGGTTACAGCCTGTTTCATAACCTGACCAACAACTCGAACATGAGCACATTCCTCGATAACGCGCTCGAGAACAACGGCGCAATGATAAGCACTGTGGAGAAGCTTCGTTCTGGAGTTACTCCGGGCGGTATGTCGCCGGAAGCGGACATGCGAAGCGGCGGCGCGTCTTATGTGTTCACCAGAATTCGTAAGTCCCCACTTTCGGGCAGCACTGGTGAGTGCGGGCTATATTTCAAGAAACGGCTTCTGCGTAGAATGGACAGTGTCAGCTATTCGCACGACGCTTACGGCAAGGTGACAGACGACTATGTGGCTGAGCATCGGGGTATCGGTCCATCGGACTGGAAGCAGTTCTCAAGGGGAAGCAGCAACGAGACTATCTTCAAGTATTCGATTACGCTGCTCGATAACCTGGAGGCGGTGGTCGTATCGAGTGAGTCGGAGCGGGCGAAGGTAATCGAAGTGTTCGCGAAACATGGTATATCCAGCCTGCCTGATGGTCGTAAGGTCGGGGAAGCTGTTCTGGTGAGGTGATGATGATAGAGTTCATAGCAGATGAAAAGGCAAAGCTGCAGGCCCTGTTCGACGAGTTCAACCGCGACGGGTCGCTCATGGTAATGCGCGAAGGACGCGATACTCCCCTGCCATTCGGCCTGATAGACAGCTACATCGTCACGCGGGTTGCGCCACACTTCGACGCAGCCGGGGCCGTCACGAAGACGGACTTCTGGCTTATGTTCAAGTCCGTAGGATACAACAACGGCTTCCAATATGCGCACACGATCAAGGCCGTGGACTGGGGCCGGGAGGACACATACGAGCTTGACCTCATCGACGATCTGAGCCGCAGGTATCATATCGAACTTATCATGGACGCCACCGAGCACGATTATGTGATCGCCTGGGGCAAGTGGCAGCGATACAAGGCCGAAAACAGGTCCGAGTTCGATGTGATCGATGCCCAGCTTTTTGAGGAACACACAAAGATCGCGGAGGCGTGGGATGCGGCTTAGGTATATGATTGAGTATGCGCTCCGCAACCGTGACACCGATCCGCACTACGAACCGATAGGCGTCTGGGTGCAGGGGCTGGGTCCAGGGCTGGACATCGTGATGGAATACCTGCCGGGCAACGACGAGTTCCAGGAAGAAGCCGACTGGGTCATCAATCGGCTGGTGGAGAACGATATCAAGTCACTGCCCGATGACTTCCTCGAGTACCACCGGGCGACGATGTCGCCATATCGCGGGATGCGGGGAGAGATAGTGGAGACAGAGGAGTGCACCTCTGCAGAGGTCTGTGCTGCCTCGGTCCTGCGGACAATTCGCCCTATTTTACCTAACCTATCTCGCAAGCCCAACGTACGTTCTATTGATCTTCAGGGCAGGACTTAACGACCGTATACATGTTGTTGGCTGTAGCCTTGAGTTCCGTCCCAGCACGATAGTGGGCAGTTCCACTGTTGCCCACTGGTCATCGGCTCAATATGCACGCATGTTAAGACCGCTTCTGAAGATCAATAGATAGACTACAGCCCATCAACGCTTACCTATTGTTTAGTTGCGTCCATTTGGCGTCTGTCATATCAGGATGTAACCCGTCGTTGCGAGACTGGGGCAATCAAGGTTGCAAACTTCAGTCCGAGTGGTGGCAGACAAGAAGAATATGGTATATCGTAATAGAGGTACCATCATTCCGCGTGTGCTCGCTTACCCACTCATGCTCTAATCCTGGATCGATAGTGATTTGAGAAAGGCTCTCGACCGTATTAAGTACGCCAGTAGTGTCTGACTGGAACCTTCTGGATAGCTCGCCATACCACCGGTCAGGCTTATGGCTCTGTACATAGCCTACCATACCAGCGACCTTGCAGTCACTGGCATACTTGCCTTGGATGAAGCAAAGCAGACCCTCTGCTCCCATATAATCCCCTATGGGGTGACCAGGTACTTTCAACCTCTTGGCCTCGAAGACAAAATGGGGACGTGGACAGCCAAAGCTGCATTCCACAAGGATGTCAATCTCTCTCCTCCGTTTCCCTAATCGCTCGCCATTCTGCACTGGCGAGGTTTCTGTTATGAAGTACCGCGGGAACTGGCCTAAGTCTTGTCGAGCCTTAATCGCTTGCACCACAAGGCCGGTTATGTCCTCTTCCTCGTGGTTGTCGGTGATTTGCGCGCGCACATCAGCGTAGCCAAGAGCCAGAAGCTGGTGCACATCTCTCATAAACCTTCTGTTGTAGCTTCGCCATCGGGGGGCCAGCCGCGCACTCACTCCTCACCCCCTGGTTGTGCCAGAACCTCGGCAATAACATCATCCGAGTCGAGAAGTGCTTGAGTTTCGGTCCAATCGATCAGCCGCGGCGCTTTCATTATGTGCACGGCATCACCATCGAAGAAGTACAATGACCGCTGCACGTACACCCACTGACTCCGCTCTTGCCCCAAGGCTTCCCACAAGTCCTTATGTGAGTCGGTTATCTCGTCTCCTTCCTCCTCAACAACTAGCATACGATCATCGCTGGCATTGCCCAGACGCACGGTGCAGAGCGTGAGCTCTCGTGCCTGGTTGATCCTGGCAACGTGCCGCTCACCGGAGAACTCATCCAGCTCTTTTAACAAGCGCGCTGCGTATCGTTCGAGTTCCGCCGGTTTCGGCGGACGCACCACGGAGCCAGGCACCTTGCCTTGGTTCAGCTGGTACCTAACCTGCATGAACTCACGCGCCACGACGCTTATCTCTTCAGGCACATCCAGCACCCTCTCGACCGCATCATCTATCGCTGCTTGCATATCCGGTGCCTCTCCCACTAGCATACCTTGTGCTGGCGCCATCTCGTCAGCCGCCATCTCGCGGTGCAGGAGCGCCAACTCATTGATCTGCTCGTCGGACATGACCGGCACTGGAATCTCCTTGGTTTCATTGAGCCCTACGGAACTAACGAATACTCCCCACGAAGAGCTGTGGAAGAAGAGCAGATACTTGGTCAGACTTGAGTTCAATACGAGCGACAAAGCCCGAAGATGATCTGCGTCTTTCTCTGGCACTGCCAATCCGATATGCGGATGACTCAAAACGAAATTTGCATCACTATACGCTGCGAACTTGATGTCAAAGAACATGTGCGGGGCCCTAGCTACGTCCAATCCTGCTCGCCGTCCTTTGCGCACATGATGCAACGCTGTTGGTATCTCCTTCAGAACCCCAGGTGGCACCGTCAGAACGTATCCCGACTGCCGCATCCCCTTTGTGTCCAAGAGCTTGAGATCCGCCAGTTCCGACACTGGCTCTGTTGTACGCTTCTTAGGATCCGGTTCAAAGTCTTCCTCACGTAGCTGGAGTCCAAGCCGGATACGCCAATTGCGGTCTTTACATAGACCCTCCAGAGTTATCGGGAACAGCGTCCTCAGCCGGGCTATCGCCTTTCTGTCTCGGTACGTCCCCCACAGGGCAAGTTTCCAGGTTTCCGCATCTCCTGTTTCAGCATCTGAATGCTTGATCGCCTGTATCTCGTTTTCGTACACCGTGATCAGCCATGCTCGCTTGCCCTTTGTCTGCGTGGCCAGTGTGGCCACTTGGTTCGCCGCAATTGGTCCATAATGAGTGATGGATGGCTTGTCACTGCGGCCATCTGCAACAGAGTACACTAGAGTAGCCGCTGGCAGTCGTGCCCTCTTCTCAAACAACACTTCGAACAGGTTTGCGAAGTTCGTTACTGACGCCACCGAGTGGGCTTCAAAGAACCTCCTGCGGAACTCAGCGCAGTGATCGTTTGTTAGCGTCTTGGCGGGAATCACAAGACCTGCGCAACCATCAGGCTCCAGCACATCCGTTGCGTGCCATGCAAACGCATCGGATGTTCTATACCGGCTTATGGGGCGATTCTGATCTTTGGCATCTTCCATCCACTTCAGGATAGGCGCTTCACGGATGGCTTCCATCTCGTTGTCGGGTTCGAGTTCCTTCCAGGGCGGGTTTCCCACGACCCAATGAAAGCGCAGCCCGCTCTGCCAAAACTCGCAGGTCGGATCAAAGAAATCGCAGGCGAATATGTTTTTGTTATGCAGTACTGGGAACCTGAAGTCTTTGTTTGCGTGAAGATCGGGCGGTTCTACGTAGCTTAAGAGGGTAAGAAGCAAGCTTAGCTCAGCGACATAGCAGGCATCCGGGTTACGTTCTACCCCATAGATGCTCTTCTGCAGCAGGAGCTTCAGCTCATCTGCAGTCAAGTCCCTGTCCAAGCGGCACATCTCTCTAGAGATCAGCCCGCGATATGCGAGCACCAGGAACACTCCTGATCCACAGCATGGGTCTAGGACTCGCATTCCCAGCGCTAGCGGGTTGGCCCCGTTCAATTCGGAGATTAAATAGTCGGCCAGAGGTTCCGGCGTATAGTAAGCTCCCGCAGCTCTGTTCGTCTCCTCTCGGCGCAGGAACTGCTCATAGATGAGGGACAGGGTTTCCACTGGTATGTGGGAGAAGTTGTAAACCTTGAAGTCAAATGCAAGCTGTCCACCGGCTTGATCACCCTGGAATACAGACGCAACGAAAGCTATTGCTGAGTCGTCAACTGTGTCAGTCTCTTCCAACGGGAATATTTGGCCATTGAATCGGCTCTCCAGAGCTTCAACCAAGGCTACGAGACCATCTCGGGTAGCATCCTTGCTCAGCACTAGATTGATGTCCAGGTTGTTCTCGCCCAGCCATTTGTCCGACAGAATGCCCCTATGACGCAAGTAGCTGATGTACGTGTACTTGCCTATGAGTGCGTGAGCAACCCTCGGGGGCAGGTGTCTCTCAAAGACCAACTTGTCGCCGAGTTCGTTCAGGTTCCTCAGCAACTGGTGATCGACGCGGGTGTCTGTTCTTACATTGTGCGCCTGTGCCTGCCATATTCTGCCCGAGTCGATCTCTGCCCGGTAGAAACACGCCAGAGCCGTGCGAACCATGCTGGTGGTCACATCGTCGAGGCTCTCGATGAGCTCCGCGTTCTCGTCATCCTGGTTGTACCCAAAACCTCTATAAACCCTGACCTTGCCCGGGAGGAGCACAATGAGAAATGGGGCAGTCCCGAGGTTCCACACATTCCTGTGGATTCTGCGCGCATCGTATTCGTCGGTTGCCTCGGCAACGTATACCACGGGTCGCGGCGACAGCTTGGGCACGCCTTCCATTGGCGGGCTGGTGCTAAGGAGGTATATCCCTTTGACGCCCGCGTTCTTGGCTGCCCTCAGGAGGTGATCTGTGCGTTGCTCGCCCCCCTCCAGTGCTATCCAATTGCTACCTGCTTCGGTGTAACCAAGCTGTTCTACTAATTCCCCTAGCCGCACTTCGTTACCCTGTCCTTTTCGCCAAGTAGCCGCAAGATCCAACGCGCAGACTAGTTCTGGCACATCCGCAGTGCGAGATCTCCAGAACGCCCGCTCACCAAACTGTATTACAAAGGCCCTCTCGTTGTCAAGTCTGAGCTTGGGTGGTTCAATGGATGGCCTTTTCCAGCATATCGGCTCTGAACTCTGAGAGCTCAGACCCAGCCGCCAGTCGATCTCGCGATATCCTCATTACTCGTCCCAGTGCCTCTCGACTATGAAGTCCGGAACAACCAAGTTCCAGTCAGAGAGGAACTTGTTGCTGCCCTTATACGACCGCTCAAGGTAGTGAGGTGATTTCGGACACCGGGCCTTGAGGCGTTCGAGGTGTGAAGGATCGACCATTAGCTGCTCGCGATGCTGATCCAGGAAGAACCCGACCTTGGCGGCAGTCGTGGCGTTTTCCAGCAGTTCGACATATTCGACTATCTTGTCCAGGTGGTAGTAGTCGACCATCTCCAGTGATCGCCAGACCTCTTCCCAGCTACCCGAGAATTCCGGCCTCTGCAACACGTCCGCCATGGTACGCTCCAGACTGGTGACACGCAGCGTTTCCCCATGGGATTCAGCTTCCTCAACGGCGAACATTTCCTGCTTCTTGACAAGCAGCGCACGCGGAAACAGCACTGCCTTGAACACTTGTCCCTCGTACTCGAACGAGTTGACGCGCGAGCGAGAGCAGCAGACGTAGTCGTTTCGCACAGTGTAGGCTTTGCCGTGGAACTGCATCGCCGTGTGATACGCGAGAACTGCGTCGGGAGCCATCTTCGCGCATATCAGATAAGGATCGGCAACCACAGGTCGCCCGGGAGGCGCGCTTAGGTAGAGCCCTTTTCGCACCGGCTTGACCCTTCCGGTGCGAATGTAGTACTTGAGCAACGCCCTTCGACTGGCCACCTTTACCGGGTGCTCACGGGAGCAGAAATCGTCAAACTCCCGCACGTCGAATACCGTCTTCCTGTTCAGAAACGCTTGAGTCTTCATATCCCATCACTCACACTTGATACTGTGTATCGATAAGTATAACTATACTATCCCATTTGCGGCATTGAGTCAAGTATATCATCGGTCATCACCCGGCAAATCTTGAGGGCATGTCGCAATCAGCATAAGTATTTTACCCTGTATGCAACGTAGATTCAAGACGCTGCCCGACGACTTCCTGGATGGAGTATCGCCGGGCGACGATGTCTCTGCAAGGGTCTGCGCCGCCTCTGTCCTCCAGAAGATCAGCTCCAAGCAAGGCGTATAAAATAGTTTCACCACTCCGCATGTGTCTCCGGTAAATATTGGAGAGGCAGTTTCCAGGCTTACCTGGACGCCTCGACACCGGACCGGAGATACGGATGGAACTCTTCGCCACAGACCTTGAGCGGCTGGCATTCCTGCTGGAAACGGATGCTTCTTGCTACCTGGAAGACCTTGTCGCCCAGGGTACGGAACTCGTTACAGAAGAACTGCCGCCGGACGAACGTCCGAAGTACATTACCAACTATATCGGCTCGAAGCAGAAGCTGGTCGACTGGATATGGAAGCACACCCCCGAGGGTGTAAGCTCGGTCCTCGACGCGTTTTCCGGCTCGGCGGTCGTTGCATACATGTACAAGAGCAAAGGTATGCGTGTTGTTGCGAACGACCGAATGCATTACTGCCACCACGCCGCGCGTGCCATTATTGAGAATTCAAGCGTTCGGATCACCCAGGAAGAACTCGATGCGCTCCTTGCCGATAACCCCAAGGCAGGCACGTTCGTCCGGGATAATTTCAAAGGCCTGTTCTTTTCGGAAGGCGTCCACAAGATAATTGATGTTATCCGGGCGAATGTCGATGCGCTCTCTGGCTGCAAGAAAGACATCGCCCTCTTTGCACTCGGCAAGACATGCATGTCCGGCAAGGGCGGTTTTGGCCACTTCTCCTCCTCAACCGACTACGGCAAGAGGCAGGACACACCAGAGGAGTTCAAGGAACGATTTGCCGACAATGTTGCACGCATAAACGCGCTCATCTTCGATAACGGCAAGGAATGCAAGGCATATCGGAAAGATATCAATGATATGCTGGCCGAGGTCAAAGTCGATCTCGCCTACTTCGACCCGCCTTATGCGACTGAGTTCTCAACTACCAACTACGAAAAATCCTACCACTTCGTCGAGGGTCTCATGACATACTGGGACGGCCTTACGCTTGTCGGCGACTCGAAGACTCACCACTACGAGACTGACCACAAGACCGTCACCAAGGCGAATGCCAAGGAGTTCTTCTCGACATTTCTTTCGAGCGCCAAGCACATCCCGAACTGGCTCATCTCGTACCGGGACCATGCGTATCCGAACGAAGACGAGATGAAGGAGATCATATCGGCCAGCGGCATGTCCAGCCGAATGCAGTCTCAGCAGCATCACTACCACATCTCTTCTAGGCACTCGGAGAACTCTCAGGCGATGGAGCGGCTTTTCATCTGTTCGAAAGCGGGAGAGATGAAGCAGGCTGCGAGCCTGTGCCCGATGTGTTCGAAAATGCAGACACAGGCCGAGTGGGACGAGAGCGAAAACGAGATCCGCTATCGCGTGCGCGACCCCGAACAGTTCGAGCAGGAAAGCTTCAGGCACAAAGCCCTCGACGGCGTCGACGGTGTCTCCATCATCATCGGCAGGCTCAAGAAAGAGTTCACCCCAGAGGGTCATGACCCGAAAGCGATGGTCGTGCAGGCATATCGCTTTGCCAGAAAGACTGAACAAAACCCGGACGGCTGGACTCTTGAAAAGGCTCAGAAATGGATTGAGGAACACGAGCCTCAAGCTTCCGAAGCCGAAACCCGCATAGAGGAAAACATGTGGGCTCTCGCCGATGCCCCACTCTCGGACGAGATGGATTTGCTTTCCTGCCAGGCGGGAATGGACCCGGTGCGAGTTACCGGCTTCATGGGCAACAAATACATGATGCTTGGTTGGATAGAGCGGCAGGTGCCGAAGGAGGCGAAGACCCTCGTTGACGCGTTCTCCGGCGGAGCTAATGTTGCGTACCACTTCAAGCGCAAGGGCATGAAAGTGGTCGCGAACGACCTGCTGCTCTATCCATATCACATTGCTCGGGCCGTTGTCGAGAACTCACACGAGGTTCTGACCGACGAAGACATCGAGAGGATTCTCGCGCCGAACTCGAACGCCGGCAGCTTCATTGTCGACAATTTCCACGGTTACTACTACACCAAGAAAGTGCTCGCGTGGCTTGACCAGGTGTGGGCGAATATCCAGAAGCTGCCCGGCTATAAGAAAGACCTCGCGCTCGCCGTGCTCGGAAACACCGTCAAGGCCAAGAGTCTCTACGGTCAGTTTCATCGCTCGAAGCTGAACCTGAAAGCCGACGCAAATATCGAGACCGATGCCGGTGTGAAGGAAAACCAGCTTGTGAACCTGCCGGTCTCCAGCCTGGTCGAGAGCTTCAAACGATATGCAAGCCAGATCAACAAGCTGGTTTTCGACAACGGCCAGGAGTGCAAAGCATTTCACGGCGATGCTGTCGAGGCGGTGCGCAAGTTCGGCGGGGATGTGCTGTACCTTGACCCACCTTATATCACCGAGTTTTCCAACAACGACTACGAATACTCGCTGCATTTTGTCGAGGGTCTCATGAACCGCTGGGCGGACAAGACGCTCCTCGATGATAACCGACGCAGCTATAAGTCCCGCACGCACTATGACCGCGACAGCATCCGCTCGCTCATTGAGAACCTTGCGTCCGAGGCTCGCGGTAAGTATGGGACAGTCATTATGTCCTACCGCGACCACGCATTCCCCACTGAAAAAGAGATACGCGACATTTTCGCAGAGCGGTTAGGCAACGTGCGCGTCAGAGGAATGGACGTAGAGTACAACATAGTCCTTGGCAAGGAAGGCGGGGGCTCGAGCGGTCGCGAGTTGCTTTTCATCTCCTCGAAGTCCGAAAGCGCGCCGAAGTCGACAGCGGCGGCACTGCCCGGAAACTGCCACACATCCATACCGGTCGAAGTGCGCCTTGAAGCATCGGCCCAGTTGTCGGCGTCGGCTATTGATATCAACCCTAACGCCGGCGACCCACAGTTCAGCTTCATCATGTGCCGGGCCGGGACCAACAAGAACGGTGATCACTTCACACCGGAAGAGCTCTCGACACGCTGCACAACGGCGATCAACAAGAAGATAGACCTCAAGCACTCTCAGGACCTCACCGACATCGTGGGCGGGATCATTGCCGCCGAGTTTGTCGAGGACGAGACCGGCGGCAGGGTCGAGTGCGCGGGCGAACTATATGTGGCGGACACACCTACAGCCGCGCTTGCCCACAAACTCATGAAGAAGGGCGTCATCTCACAGGTCTCGATGGAGTGCGACTACGAAGCCGGCGAGTGTTCCATTTGCGGCAAGATGGTGACCAACAAGAACGATTACTGCATCCATCTTCGCAAGTTCAAAGGCGCGGAATACCAGGGCAAGCCGGTCTTCGAGATCCTGCACGGCGTTACGTTTACCGGGTTGGGTCTTCTCGACCGCAAAGGCGCCGACGAAAATGCGCGAATAACACAAGTCGCCTCGCAAGAGGCGAGGCAAACCGATCCCACAGACAAAGGAGGCAGCTCAGTGGAAGACGACAAGAAAGAGACCGACGAGCAGCGCGAAGAGGCTGCGAAGAAAAAGGACGCCCCGGGCGGCGGCGCTGCGCCTGCGGACGACAAGGCCCGCGTAAAGGAGCTTGAGGACGAGAACAAACAGCTCAAGCAGCAGGTGTTGGACCTCCAACAGCAGGTTCAGGAGCTTGAGGCGGCAAGTAAGGCCGCCGCAAACAAAGCACGGGCCGCGAAGCTCGTCGCCAAGATCGAGAAATCCGGAATGACTTTTGCCTCCGACGAGGAGCGTGAGAAGGAACTCGGGAGGCTTGTGGAGCTTTCAGATGATGCGTTCGCTGCAACCGAAGCCGCCTACGAGCGCGCCATGCAGGCCAAGTCCGCAAACTCCAAGACTGAGACATCGACGAAAGACTCTGAGGAAAAGCCCGACACAAAGGCGGCAGAGTCGAAGAGGCAGATGCGCACCGATGCCGGTGTGCGGCCCCTGGATGTGGATGACACGAAGACGAGCCTTGAGGACAAGCTCAAGGATGGCTTCATGATCGCCTACCGCGAGCGTGTGGGTCTTGCGGATTCAGGCAAGAGCGACTAAGGAGGAAACAAGTGCCATTTCTTAACCCCAATCATCGCGGGCTTGCCTATGGTGACGGCTACATGCAGGGCGCGGGATCGTGTGGCCAGGTTGTAAAACTGGTCGGCAACGATCTTTTCGCCGTGAACACCGATCCGACGGCCAAGTCCTTTGGAATTCTCATCAAAGACTACAAGAATGGCGAGATGCCGGGAATTTTCTGTATGGGCGGCGTATATGAGACCGACGTCTTCGAGGGCAACATCAATCCCAATGATGACCTCAAGGTCTCCGCAACCGGCAAGCTTACAGCGGGCGTGGCAGCCGGTGACCAAGTCGTGGCCCGTGCCATATCGCTTTCGGGCGGGACTCTCAAGTTCCGACTGCTTATCTAGCCAAGGAGGGTCAGTTGAAGACAGGTCAGGTAAATATCCACAGCCAGGAATACATGGAAGCGATGGCCCGGCTTATGAGCGAGGCGCTCGAGTCCCCGGAGGGGATGCGCGCTCTTGCCGCAGCCATCGCTGAACCCATATCGCAGGAGATAGACCGTAAGGAAAAGTCGTCTCTCCTGCTTACTCAGCACACGCTTCCCAGAGGCGAACGGCCGATCTACCAGAAAAGGCCGACCGTGAAGGCCTACTGGATAAGCAATGAGGGTGAGGCCCGAGAGCAGGAAGTCGGCCAGGAAGAAGTGGAGTTCCCCACTCACAGAATCCACTCGACTCCGATGGTGGACATATCGGTGCTCAAGCACGGCAACATCGGTACGCTCATGGACATCCAGACATCCGCCGCCAAGGAGATAAGCAAGGAGATGGACAAACGCACCATCACCGTCATCTCCGCCGCCGTGCCCGCCGCAAACACCATCGAGGTGACTGGCGGCCAACTCACCGACGATGCGCTCAATGAAGCCATATCGATCATTGAGGACCTAGAGCTTTCGGTGAAGTATATCGTTATGCGCGGTCGGCGCTTCAACGACATGCGCGATTGGGACCTTGACCCGGAAACACGGGCGGAATTGCGGACCAAGGGTGTCATCAAGAACTACGGCACCGGCGGGATCATGCTTACCGCGTCAGCCAGCATGGACGAGATTCTTATCATCCCGGATGAAGAGATAGGCAAGATGCCGATTCGCGAGCCGCTGAAGACAGAGGCCATCGAGCAGAAGACCCGCTTCAAGACGGGTTGGCTTGTATGGTCCGAGCTTGGTCAAGGCGTCACCCGTCCGGAGATCCTCGCGAAGATAAAGATACTGCCCTAAGGGAGGTGCGTTGTGATAAAGGTCAAAAATGTAAGGCCCGGGATTCTGATTATTCCGGGCAGCAAGCTCAAGCTCTCGCCGGGTGAAACCGTGGAACTGAGTGATATCTCCGTCCAAGCCCAAAGAGCGATAGATGACGGCCTTCTAGCCAGAGTGGACAAGGAGCAGGAGGCAAAACCCAAGGCCAAGGCTGCAAGTCGTGGTCCGGAGAGCAAGGAACCGGACAAGACTCAAGCCACCGGCACGGAGGCAGAGCAGACCTCAGTTGCAGACGGCGATCCCGGTAAGGCTGGTGAGGCGTCCGAGCCTGAGAAGAAGAACACCAAGTCGAAGCAACCTGTCGAGGCTGAAAATGGCGACCAGTGATCTTCTGACCATGCTGCGAACCGATCTTGCCGATCCGAACGGCGAGACGTTTAAGGACGAAGTGCTTACGCGCTGCATCCTGAAGAGCGTCTCTCCGGTCGCGCGTGACTTGGGCGTGGAAATGTCGATAGCTGGTGGAGAGGTAACACCGGAGCCGCAGGGCGAAACACTTGAGCTATTGCTTCTGCAGGCACAAATAGAAGCATGCCGCTTCATGCGGATTGCGACCGCCAATTCGTTCTCGTTTTCATCGGGCGATAAACGGGTGGACAAAACAAGCCAGCCACAGAACTGGGCGAAGCTGGAGAACGACCTTACAGCGACTTACTCCGAACGGCTTCGTGAGATAAAGCCGGACGCAGCAGTCGATGACGGTTACATCTTTACACCGAAGCCGCTTCGTCCGGTCATATTCGAGCAGGGGCGACATCACTGTCGCGACCATCATGACCATACTCACTGATCAGGAGAAAGCAACAGCGGCCGAGGAGGTCAGAAACCTTATCACCTCGTCAGGTCAATCGGCGGCGCTGCTGAGAAAACAGGCGGGTGAGAAGCTGTATGGCTCCGATGAGGGAACGTTCGTTGAGGTTTGCGTGTTCTCTTTGGAGCTTTCCGAGACCCCGTCGCCAGACTTGGCGAAGAGGGCTGATGCAGCCGCAAGTGTTTTACCTGAGCTTGATGTTCGCGTGGAGGACCGTGTTCGTTTCGAGGGTCGTGACTTTCGGGTGCAGACAGTTGCGCCACAATCGCTTTTTGGCGTGGAGACTCACAAGGTTCTGGAGTTGGTGATCCTGCATGGGAGTTAGGCGCTTCGGCGACTGGGACAAGGCTAGGAGACTGCTCTGCAATAACCCTGGCCATAGAATGGCTCTCGCGATCCGACAGGCGACTATAAAGAACGCGCTGCTGCTGGTTCGCGAGATAAAGCGCGGGATACGTGATCAGGCTCCGGGTGGCAAGCAGTTCGCGCCACTCGCGCAGGTGACAATCGACCGAAAAGGCTCAAGCAAGGCGCTCATTGACACGGGATTCTTAGTCAACAGCATCACGCAGAAGATAATGTCCGACCGGGCATTTATTGGTCTCTTACGAACCAGCCTTTACAAAGGCGGCGAGAGCGCCGCGAACATCGGCACGATCATGGAGTATGGCTGTACGATCAACCACCCGAACGGTGCTGTGATCGTGATCCCGCCGAGGCCGTTTCTGCACCCAACCATGGAGAAATATCGGAACGAAGTGATCGGCAACTACCGCGAGGCACTGGCCTCGGTTCTTAAGTGAAAGTGAGAAAGGAAGATATGAAGACGATCAGATCGATGCTTGTGCTTGCCTTGCTGTTTATCGCTGTCACCCAGTGCGGTGCGCAGTCTCTGCAGGTTACAACCACTCCGACATCCGCGCAAGTGAAGCGTGGCGCAGTGGTCGCGATGAATGTGAACCTGAAGAATGTGCTCGCGCCTCGCGATCCCGTCACGATCACGGCGGAAGCTCAGTGGGAAGACGAATACGGCGTGCCCGGAACTACCACGGCAAGTGCGACCATCAATGTGGTGCAGCCTATCAAGATCAACACATACAAGGTGGCGATCCCCGCTCTTTTTGATTTTGTGGCTGGCTCTGCGAAGATAGACGGCCAGCCCGCGACGCCTGTGCTTGAAGCAGACCGGCTTACATTCGCGCTTGAGCGCACGCTGCTTGAGGGCAAGTCGGTGTCGCTCGAATACTCGGTCAAGGCTCAATAGTGTGGAGCTTCTTCGAGAAGTAGTCGAGTCGTTTGTTCGGCTGGTGAAGTCAGAGGTAGACCACGGTGCTGTGCTTGTCGCGGCTGACGATGTGTTTGAAGTGACAAAGACACCGAGCGTGGTCCTACAGGGTCCGACGCTGGTTGAAGACAGCGCCCGCAGAACACCAGCGAAGCAAGTTCGGAAGGACCAGAGTGGTCTTTCCTATGAAGAGCGCAGGCATCCGAGGCTGTACCACCTGGAGTTCGACGTCATTGTCACGACAGGCAGGGAAGGCGAGCTGCTCGACCTTACGGAGCGCATAGCCCGGTTTTACCAGCTTCACCCGGGGCTTGAGGTCGGGGAGCATGGCGCGCTGAACATCACCGAGCTTACACCGCTGGGTGGGCTGAAGCGAGTGAACCTCTCTAATCTGCGGCAGGTGGCCGGTAAATGCCGGATCGAGGACTGTCCGGTCTATGATGGCCGAGTAGTGAATGGTAAGCTCGCGACCGGACTGAAACTGGAACTGAGCATGTAAGGAGTCAATCTATGAAGATCAACATAAAGAACCTGCTCTTTCAGCCGCTTGCGCTTCACCTGGCGACGGACGGCGAAGGACTGCATCTCTCATCTCGTGAGTGCAAAGAGATACTTGAGGAACACGTCTCCGAGGAGATTCAACTCGCCGCCGCACGCGGTCTTGTCTCGCTCATCTGTAAGGTTGGTGGCGGACTTGACCATGTCTTGGGCAGCGAGGCTGATGGATATGTGCCGCGAAACACGGCGACAGTCAGTGAGCCGCAGGTCGGGCAGAAGAAAGGAAAGGTCAAATGACAGCGTACCTCTCGCCTGGAGTCTATACTCGCGAGACTGACTTCAGCTACTACGTGAAGCAAATATCGACGTCTGCCTGCGGGATGGTCGGGATTGCCGAGAAAGGGCCTATCAACAAGGCGGTGCTCGTGACGAGTTGGGAGCAGTTCGTCCGCAGGTTCGGGTCCTATATAGCCGACGGCTACCTTGCGTATGCTGCCCGCGCGTTCTTCGATAACGGCGGGCAGGTGCTCTACGTGAACCGCGTGGCTCACTATGAGGATCCGGCTGACCGGGCAAGTCTTACAGCAGAGAAGTCTTCCATTGCGCTAAAGAATCGTCGGGCAGTTGCAGCCAGCTTAAATACGGGTACCATCGGTACGGATCGGATTGTCTGGACTGCGAAAGCCGCAGGCGTGGCGGGCAATGCCATCACAGTTACCCTTCTCAAGTCAGGAAACAACACTCCGCTCTCCGCCGAGGTAGCTGGTCAGGCGATTACTGTTCATCTGGCAACTAATGCCACCGGCGATGCGACAAGCACAGCATCACAAGTGGTGGCCGCTGTCACGGGGAATGCAAGTGCCTCGGCTTTGGTCCAGGCGGCATCCACGGACGCCGGCGTGATAGCGCCTTTGGCTACAACGCCTCTCATCGGCGGGATGAATGGGCAGGATGCACTGAATGTCAGCGCGATAAACGAGGGCAAATGGGGCGATGCGCTGTCCGTACAAATCACTGACGGCACGCAGGACGCAGCGAACGAATTCGACATTATCGTCCGGCTCAAAGGCGAGACTGTAGAAGTATTCAGGAACCTCTCGATGGACGAGTCGAAGCCGAACCATGTGGAGATCGCCGTTAATGAGGTGTCCGAGTTCATCACAGTCGATGATCTATCCACTGCGTCGAATGCGGCTCAAGACAGACCTGCTGTTGGGACATTCTCGCTTACTGCCGGCGACGACGGCATCACCGGCCTGACCGATGCTGACTTTACCGGCGACTTATCTCAACACACCGGATTTTATGCGTTCGATGAAATCGACGCCTTGAACATCCTGCTTGCGCCGGGTATCACGACCGCACAGGTCATCGCGGGCGGGATTGCTTACGTGGAAAATCGCAAAGACCTGCTCTTTATCGCCGAACCGCCGATCCACCTTGAGCCGCTTGAAGTCATTGAGTTCCGAAAGGGTCAAGGCACCTACACCCATGCCGCGTTCAATTCGTCGTACGCGGCGCTCTACTATCCGTGGCTGGAAATATCGGACCCGCTCACCGGTAAGAGCAAGCTGGTTCCTCCCACTGGAGCGGTTGCCGGATGTATTGCCAGATCGGACCAGAAGACGGACGTGTGGTATGCTCCTGCCGGTATCGACAGGGGGCGCATCTTTAACGTGCTGTCCCTTGCCTACAAGACCAGCCGTGGTGAGCGGGATGCGCTCTATTCAGAGGGCATCAATGTCATCGCCAGCTTCCCCGACACCGGCATCAATATCTGGGGACAGAAAACTCTGCAGACTCAGTCGTCAGCGCTCGACCGAATCAACGTGCGCCGCCTGATGATGTATGTCGAGGAGGCAGTCTCGCAGTCGTCGCGTTTTGTGGTCTTTGAGCCGAACAACTCGCTGACTTGGCGGGCGCTCGTGCGGCTTATCACCCCGTTCCTTTCGAATATCAAGAGCAAGGGCGGGTTCTACGACTTCCGCGTCCAATGTGACGATGAGACCAACACTGCGCAGATGATAGACCAGAACCAGATGGTCTGCCGGGTGTTCGTGAAGCCAACGAAGACCGCCGAGTTCGTTGAACTCAACTTCGTGCTTACCGCGACCGGCGCGGACTTTAATGAGATTTTCTAGGAGGTGACCGCATGGAAGTGATGATGCCTCAGAGCCTGTATCAGAACTGGCAGTTCGCCATTGAGGTGAACGGATTCGATGTGGCTCTCTTTAAGAAAGGCCAGGAACCAAAGACTGAGTTCGAGGAAGTCGCCTTTGCTCCGGCCGGATCGATGTTTGATCAGAAGGTGGCCGGGCGGATGAAGTTCGGAGATGTCACCCTTGAAAAAGGCGTGCTCGCTGATGGCTCGGATGAGGCCGCGCGGGATTGGGTCCGTATCCAGGCGGATGTAAATTACGGCGTCGGTGCGTTGCCGGAGGAGTATATGCGCGACATTGACGTCGTCCGCTATGACCGCGCGGGCAACGAGACGCGCAGATGGACGCTCGTCGGCGCGTGGGTGAAGTCACTCGAATACGATGATCTCGAAGGCGGAAGCTCTGACAACACCATCGAGAAGATCACGATCTGCTACCAGTATTGGGTTTAGGAGGCACACATGTATACATTCGAACTGCCCAGCGGGCCTGAAATAGAGCTTAGAGAAATGACTGGCGCGGAGGAAGAGCTGCTCACCAACCAGCGGCTGATTCGAAACGGCGATGCTGTCAACCGGGTGCTCGCAAACTGCATCCTGCGGCTGGGCGAGAATGTTGAGCCGAGTGTAAGTGATGTGCTTAACATGCTTTCCGGCGACCGATTGTTTACGCTTGTGCGACTGCGGCAGGTCTCCCTTGGCGACGAAGTGAAACTCGATCCGGTCTGTCCGAATCAGGCTTGCCGGACAAAGAACCACATTGTCGTGAACCTAGCCGACCTGCCAGTCACGCCTTATGGCGAAGAACGTGAGTTCACATTTGTGCTGCCCGGCTCCGGCAGAAAGGTCAAGTTCGTTCACCTCGACGGCAATAAGGAGAAGCGCCTGGCTCAGATGCAGGAGCCAAACATCTCCTCTGCGATGCTCATTCGCATTCTGGAGATAGACGGCTCGGCTCCGAGCAAGAAGGCACTTTCTGAGATGTCTATGCGGGACCGGACTGCACTGCGCTCTGAGATGCTTCGCGTCGACGCAGGAATAGACACCAATATCGAATGCGAGTGTGAGTCCTGCGGCGCGCGCATCCGCACAAAACTGGAGGCTGAACCCTCTTTTTTATTCCCCGGAGTTCGCTCCTGAAGGACGTTTTCTTTCTCGCCTACGGTGGGCTTCACTGGGAGTATGCTGAGGTTGCAAGGCTGCCAATAAGGACGCGGCATGATTTTGTCGATGCACTTGAACGGCAGCTTGATTTCGAGCGGCAGGAACTGGACAGGCACAGGCGATGAATGACCTCGGCCTCGGCATAATAGTTTCCCTCAAGGACGCGTTCACTCAAAACGCATCTCGCATCCAGTCATCGATGCAAACTCTGGATGCGTCGGTCGAAGCTGCTGGCGCGAATATGACCCGCAACCTCGGTCTTATCGAGAAGGGCACGATGATGATCGGCGCGGGTTTGGCGCTGCTCGCAATCCCGACGGGCCTTATAGCATCGACTGCCGCAACACAGCAAGCCCTGGGTGAGCTTGCATCGGTCGGAGTCAAGGACTTTCGGGCGATGGAAGACGCCGCTGAGTCGTTCACGAACCAGTGGGCCGGAACCAATAAGGCTGAGTTCATCACAGCGGCCTATGATGTGAAGTCGGCACTAGCAAGCCTTTCGGACCAGGCGGTCGGCACGTTCGCGGCAATGGCTGCTCTTACAGGCAAGGCAACCAAAGCAACGACCCAGGAAATGGTCGAGACCTTCACCACGGCCTACGGCATATTCAAGCCGCTCGCAAAGGACATGTCCGATGTCGAGTGGGCGAAAATGTTCTCTGGCGCGCTCTCCCAGACGGTAGGCGTTTTCAAAACGACAGGTCCGGCGATGGCGGAGGCCATAAAGAACATCGGCGCGATTGCGGCTGCATCCAACGTGCCACTGCAGGAACAGATGGCGATTCTCGGCCAGCTTCAGACGACTATGCCCGGCTCCGAGGCAGGCACGCTTTACAAGGCATTCATGATGAAAGTAGCCGAGGCCGGTGACGAACTCGGGTTGTCGTTTGTAGATGCGAGCGGTAGACTCAAAGGCATTCTTCCTATCCTCCAGGAAGTAAAGCGCGGATTCCCGGATCTCTCCCAGGCCGCCGCACAAGTGAAGCTCAAAAAGGCATTCGGCTCGGACGAGGCAGTGCGATTCCTGCTGCAAATGTCCATGGGGATGGATCAGCTAGAAGGTAATATCAAGAGCGTTGAGCAGGCCATGAAGTCCGGCACCGTGACTACCGAGCAAATGGCAAAAGCTATGAACCAGGACATAGGCTCGCAATATGGCCTTGTGAAGCAGCAGCTTGCCAATCTATTCGAGATTCTCGGTCGAACGATGCTGCCTGTGGTGATTCCTCTCTTCCAGATGTTCTCCCGCTTCATTCTGCATCTTCAAAGTGCGGCGAAGAGTATGCCTGGTCTGACTCGTGTCGTCCTGACTCTGTGCGCCGCATTGGGTGCCGTGCTGGTCGTCGTCGGCGCGGTAGTCTCCGCGATAGGCACGATTGGAATTATCTTGCCTGCCGTTAAGGTTGGGATTGCGGCCATGGGCCCAATGCTTGCCGGAGTCGGATCGGCAGTCTCTGCTTACTTCTGGCCGGTGATCGCAGTGATCGCCGCATTCGTAGTCGCGATAGTGCTTCTGAAGCGCGCCTGGGAGACCAACTTTGCGGGGATACGGGATGTGGTGATGGGAGCGTGGAACAAGGTCTCGCTCGCGTTTCAAGGCATTCGCGCTCTTATCGGTTCGCTCTTAGGCGGCACGGGACAGATGTCGGCCGAGCTTGCTCAGAAGCTGCAGGCTGCGGGCTTGTTGAAGTTCGTCGCTACCGTGTTCCAGGTCTACTACCGGGTGCGACAGTTTCTGTCAGGGCTGTGGCAGGCGTTCTCTTCAGTGTTCGGCAAGATACGAGCGATCCTTGAACCTGCGGTGCGCGCGCTGATGGGAGCGTTCGGCGAGTTGGGTAAGGCGCTCGGCTCGGTGTTCGCGGCTTTCGGGCTGGCAACTACCGCCGTGGACGCATCCTCGTTCAAGAGCTTCGGTCAGACTCTAGGCGCAATCCTCGGCATCATCGCGCAAGTGGCGGCCTACATCATCAAATTCATCGTCTATCCGCTCTCCTGGGTGATACGCATTGTGGCTGTGGTCGTACAGGCAGTGGTGTGGTTCGGGAAAACCATAGTCACGGCGCTAGTTGCCGTCGCTCCGTATGTCTATCGCTTCTTGCTTCCGTTGCGAATGATCGTCCAAGCGCTGCTTACCATGGGTCGCGTCGTATACGCGGTCTGGCGGATGATCACCGGCGACATCTCTGTGGTAGACGGACTGAAGACGATGGGCAATTCGATATTTGATTTTCTGGCGACTCCATTCCTCTGGGTAAGGGATGTGGCGTCGGCGACCTGGGGATTCCTGCAGGGCGTGTTCTCCGGCATTGGTGGCTTCTTCAGGTCGGCTGCAGATGTCCTGCTTACATCATTCTTGAACTTGCCCGTGGTGAACACCATCACTCGCGTCTTCGGCACAATCCGCTCGCTCATTGCTGGGCAGATAGATTTCACCGAGGCAGGCAAGCGGATACTCATCACGCTCGGTCAGGGAATATGGTCGGCGGTAACATATCCATTCGATATGCTGAAGCGGGCGCTGGGTTGGCTTCGAAGACTTCTTCCGTTTTCGGACGCCCGGGAAGGTCCACTCTCAAGTCTTGCGGCTTCTGGCGCTGCGATCCTGCGAACACTCGCCCAGGGCATGTTCTCGGTGATCTCGCTTCCCGGTCAGGTCTTGAGCGCGGTGTTCAGAAGCATGCTAAGTGCCGCGAGCTGGGTCTGGGGCGAGATGCGGGGACTTGGAGTTGGTCTAGTTTCCACTGTCTCCGGCGCATTCTCGCAGATAGGAAACTTCGCCGGATCCGTTTGGTCCCGTGTTCGCGGATCGGCGGCATCTGCGTGGTCAAGCATGACCTCGATGGCATCCAATGCTGCGGGCTGGCTGCGAGCGCCATTTGCTGCCCTTGCAAGTGGAGCATCGTCTGCCTGGTCGGTCGTTCGGGGAGCAGCATCAAACGCATTCTCATACATTCTCTCAAGCTCATCCAACCTGGTGTCGGCTGCATTTCAGAGTGGTCGATCAGTGATGACTACTATTGCGAGTGGTATCCGCTCGGCCGTAGCTGCTCCTTACGAGGCGGCAAGATCGGCGCTGTCGCGGCTCAGAAGGCTGTTGCCGTTTTCGGATGCACAGGAAGGGCCACTCTCAACTCTCACTCGAAGCGGCGCAGCGATGCTGGAGGCATTCAGCACCGGTATCACTCGTGCCTCAGAACTTCCAGCGCGTGCGCTTCATCGCAGCTTGGGGACAGCTCGAAGTCTTATGAACGTCGGCATACCCACAAGCGCACTTGCGGCGACTCTGGCTTTGACGCCAGTGATGGCAGGTGCCGTGCCTGGTATTGCCCCTGTGGAAACGGTTGGTCAAACTGTTGAGAGATCACGGCTGCTGGCTGTTACGCGCGGCACGCTTGCGTCTGGACCCAGTACAGGCGCTCCTGATCAAAGGCCGGACGAATTACGCTCTATTCTGGAGGCGATCCTTGCAAAGCTGGACGGCCTTGCCGAGCGGCCAATGGAAGTAACCGTCGTGACAAAGCTGGACGGTCGGCAGATCGCCAAGGCGGTCTACAAAGACATGCGAGAACAGAAGGTCAAGAACTATGAGACGTCCTGACGCCGTGGTCGAGATATGGGAGGTGCTGCTTTGCGCCAGGATCTGAAGAAGACAATCGGATACCTTTTCGACGTCGTGACCCGCGAGTCGCTCGAGTTCCAGTACAACCCGGACGAGATCACTGATGAGAAGAGCACCGACTTCGCGACGATAAAGATACCAGGCATGAGCCACCCGAGGTATCAATATGTCGCTGGTGAGGCGAGGAAGATCGCGTTCAAAATAGTGTTCTTCAAAGGACCTGTGAAGCAGAAAGTGGCCTGGCTGCAGTCGCTTCTATATCCGCAACATGAGAAGACAATGCTGAAGAACGCTCCGCACAAGGTGCTGTTTTTCCTCGGCGATCTCTATCCCGGAGTTCTCTGTATTGTCCGGCAAGTGCGGACCCGCTATTTCAATATGTTCGATTCCGACAACCTTCTGCCGCAGCATGCCGAGGTCGACCTGACGCTTGAGGAGATTGTGGCGAAGTCGGTTGACTACACAGAGGTGAGGCGATGATAGGGCCGGATTCCAGGTACACAATATGCGTGCTATACATTGACGGCAAAGAGGAATTCCTGGGCACGCGACCGTCGATAGACACTACGCCGCAGCCGGATGATACCTTCCATACGGTGGTCGACGGCGACCGCATCGATCTCATTTCCTACCGCTACCTCGGCAGCGCCGGGCTGTGGTGGGTCATCTGTGACTATAACGACATCTTCTTTCCTCTGGAGATTGAGCTTGGTGTGACGTTGCGCATACCATCAGTTGAGCACGTGCAGATGCATCTGTTGGGATAATCAATTTCACCACTTCACATGCGGTTCCGGTAAATATAGGGTTGGTCGAGCTTGTTGCGGCCACACCGGAGCGCGCAAGATGGAACTGGACGTATACCAGCCAGTATTCGTGATAGAGATTGAGGGCAAGAAGCTCTCTAAAGACATCACACACGAGATTACCTCGTTTGTCTTCGATGACAATGAAGAGGAACTCGACGTGATGGAACTCACTATCACAGACAGGTATCTCCAGTTCGTGGACGATCCTCTCTTTCAGGAAGGCAACGAGATCGTCGCCCGCTTCGGCTATGTCGACAACCTCTCAGCCAAGAAGGTCGCTGTCATCAAAGAGATCGATTACGACTTCCCGGATGGCGGCGACCCAACCATACAGCTAAAGGCTTATGACAAAGGCCATAAGCTCACCGGCAAGCAGATACAGCGTGTCTGGCAAAAGCCTGCCCCTGGCATCCTCTACTCGGAGATTGCTGAGCAGATTGCAAAAGAGCACGGGCTTACGCCGGTGGTTACGAAGACCGTGGGCCGACATCTTCGGGTGGCGCAGGGAAATAAGTCGGACGCGCAGTTTCTGAAAGAACTCGCTGGCAAGTCTCGCGACAGAGATGGAAAAGGAGTGACTGGCTATGTGTTCTATATTCAGGACGATGAACTGCACTTTCACCCCCGCGCTCTTCATGCGAGGCCCGCCCTGATCCTTGAGTATTTCACTGACCGCGAGGGTGTGCTGCGTTCGTTCAAGCCGTCCACCCAGTCACAATCGGTGAAAGGCGCGGGGACCGAAACCAAGGCAACCGGCGTCGACCCCAGGCGCAAAGCACATGTCGAGCATAAGGCAAACAATGCCACGACGCCAGATCGGACGTCTCTCGGCAAGAAGACATATCTCATCGACGGCAGCTCAGGCGAAGGCAAGTTCAGGAAGCAGGAATCTGGCAAGATTGTCCAGAGCTTTGATCGCTCTGAGGGTTTCCATGAGAAACCGCATCAAGAGCCAGTTCAGGACAAGGCAGAGAGTCACTTCAAGAACGCCGAGATGAAGCAGGTTGAAGCGACGGCCACGACAATCGGAATCCCGACTCTTGTGGCCAAGCAGAATTTGGAGGTTCGCGGTGTCGGGACTAAGTTTTCAGGCGCTTACTACTGTACTTCCGTCCGACATATCTTTCAGGAAGGCTATTCGTGCGAACTCAAGCTCAAGAAGAATGCACTCGGCAAGGGCGCGGGAGGCAAGGCTGCCGAGGTCAAAGGGAAGCAGAACAAACAGGAAGCTCCGCGACACCCGAAGCGACAGTTAGCTAGTTCGGTGAAACGACCAGCAGTTGCAAAGCAATCGCGACCAGTGAAGCCTAAGCCGAAGATGGTCAAGATCGACGCCAATACAGGCCGGATCATAAGCAACTAACGAGGAGGCAACATAAGTGCATTGGGACCAGATCATCAAGATGGTTGTAGAGAACAAGGAAGTCTTTGTAGCATTCTTTGTCTCGCTCATTGCCATCGTCAAACTCACAGCTTGGGGTAAGGCCCAGGCGGCAGCGCTCGATGTCATTACCGGCATTATCGAACGCATAGGCGCAGGCGAGATCAAGAGCAGAGTCGCGCAAGCGGAGACGAACCTGTCGTCTGCTGCCAGAGACGCGGTCCAGAACTCTGTGGCTAAAGCCGATCCGAAGAAGACCCCCAAGAGTGCCGTAATCCGGTTCCTCAAGGAAGTCTTCCGGGTGCTTTAGAGCAGGGAAACGCAGGCCATGCTTGAATTTCAGGACCAGCAGCACGAAGAGCGTTACAAGGATAAGTGGTATGGCAAATACCGGGCCTTCGTGCGTGATAATAACGACCCGGAACGACTGGGCAGATGTCGTCTCGAAGTGCCTGCAGTGCTCGGGATCGGAAATGAGAACTGGTCGGATTGGGCATGGCCCTGCTTTCCCTATGGCGGCAACGACGACATCGGAATGTTCCTGATTCCCGAAGAGGGGGCAAGCGTCTGGGCGGAGTTCGAAGGCGGCGACCCACAGTATCCTATCTGGACCGGCGTCTGGCTTGCGATGAGCAACCCGGGCGAGCAACCGGAGGAATCCAAGAGGCTCTGTTCTTCGACGACCTGCCGGGACTGCGAAGATAAGGCAGAGCACGCCTCGGATGCGGCGGACAACTCCGAGCATCGCAAGTATCATGCTCACCCGCCTTACTACTGCCCACGTCGGAAGGTCCTTATCAAGACGGAGACAGGCCACACGATTGTGTTCGACGACAGAGACGAAGATGAGTTTCTCAAGATAATCGACAGGGCCGGGCAGATCCTGCACATGCATTGTCCGGTGAAAGCGGAGGTTCAAAGTGAAAATACTCGGCGGCGTGGGACGTACGATTCTGAAGCAGGCTCGCCAAACAGCGAAGCGGGTGCTGGTCAAGGCGGCCAACAGATCGATATCGCGCGCGATATCAAAGACAGCAAAGCGTTTGTTCGGCTGACGGATGCCTGCCGCCAGTTCCTGTGTCTTGAGGCGTGGCAGGATAAGGAGAAGATTCATATCCAGTCATCGGATGCGACGCGGGCTCGTTGGCAGAAAATACTCATCGACACCACCAAAGGCCACGAGACCATCCATCTCTGGGGACTCGGCGGCACGCAGGAAGTCCAGATCTGCTCCACTGCTGGAAAAGAACAGGTGAGGCTTACCGACAAAGCCGGTCAGGTGTTTGTTCTTTCCTCAGCATCAGGCCGAGAGCGAATTCAGGTAACGGACAAGGCCGGAAGCAAGCTCACGATGGACGGAGCTATGGGACATGTCATCGTTCGCTCCAGCGGAAAGGTACTCATCAATCCATGACGAGGAGAAACCTCTATGGCTGAAAACGAATGCCAGGGACCGGGAAAGTGCGGTTGGGTCGAAAGCGAGAGATTGCTTGCCAAGACCTTTGATGCATGGCGAGCGGAGTTCCGCTCGATACTTGAGGAGCACCGGCGCGACATCCAGGGGCGGCTTGAAAAGATCGAGCGAGAGATAGAGAAGAAGTCGGATAAGGAAAATGTCGAGCTTGTTGTCCGGGGAATCAATGACGAACTCGCGCGGCACGCCGAGGAGATAAAGAGCCTGCACACAGGTCTTGATGGCAAAGTCGGAGTCGAGACCATGTGGAAAGTCGTCGGGCTTGTGGTCGCTGTCGGCGGGATCATCAGCGGTGTTATCAGCGCAATCATCAACTATTTCACGAGGCACTAACCGATGGCAAGACCGCAGGCAAGGCTCGGAGATGCATCTAGTCATGGTGGGACGATCATTACCGGCTCGCTCACTACGATGGTGAACGGTAGACCCGCTGCTCGGATGGGTGACATGCACGTCTGCCCAATTCCTTATCACGGCGTAACCCCCATCGTTACCGGCAGCTTGAAAACAACCATTGACGGCAGGCCCAATGCAAGGCTGGGTGATGTTACTGGCTGCGGTGCTGTCATCGTGGGCGGAAGCCTGGATACTATGGTGGATTAGGAAAACTATGACTGATTTGCAGGTTCAATACTGGGATGTCTTTCCCAAGTCGATAAAGGTCTCGCACGGGTCACTCAATATGATGGTGCCGCTCTCAGTCCGTGGCAATCCCAGAGGCAGGGTGATATTCGACTCTTCAAACTGGGCCATAGCTACTGTTAGCGAAGACGGTATTGTATCGCTCGGCTACAATGTCGGAGCGACCGTGATCTCTGCCTACGACAGCGAGGATCGCACGAGCGTGCGTTATGTGCAGGTCGAGGTCATAAGTGTCGCGGAGGCGGTGTCAATTGCCTGAGGATGGGCTGGTCGTTCCATACTGGGATGTGCGGCCCAGGCAAATAAGGTTGCCATACGATCAGGTGGTGAAATCGTTTCCGATTGATATCCTCGGTGTGCCCGGTGGCGATGTAGTATTCACATCGACGGATATGAACATCGCTTTTGTATCGGATGGGCTGCTCACATGCGGAGCAAACGCGGGCGCGGCGGTGATTATCGTGGAAGCAGTGCAAGACGGTGTTGTCGCGTCGCGTCGCTACGTGCAGATTGATATCGGAACGGAAGCGCAGCAGCCAGTGGCTCCGCCCGCAATCCGTGAGATCGTACCATCGGGCTATGTAGAGGAACTGCCGGATGGTGTCTGGCATTTCAAATACTTCACCGACTGGTTCGATCAGTGGGGCGGCAACATCCGTGTGCATGGTGAGCTTGCGATAGTCTTGGACCTTGATAAGCACTACCGGCTCTACTTCGATGTGTGGGGCGATATAGAGAGCATGGGTGTCCGCAATCACGATACGCTGGACCTGTACTTCAATAACACGTGGAAACGCAATTTCAATCCGACAACGCCTGTAATCTATCCGGCATGGAACCAGCCGTATGTTATTCCAAGGCGTACAGAGTGGGTGGACCTGTGGGAGTTCATCGGCCGGAGTGTAACGGTGCGCTTTGTGTGGGATACGCAGGATGCGCTTTATCAGATGTTCGATGGCTGGTACGTCGGCAACATAAGGCTTGCTCCACCCTGGGGGATTTGATATGGCAGACAATGAAACAACACCGCAGCCGCTTATAGAACAGACCAGCTCTTCGGAGAACCATTACGAGCTGATGGCTATCGCTCAGGCTTCCTGGGAATGGTTCGGCCTCAACAGGGAAAAGCCGTATCTTGAGGAGATGACGGAAGATCTGCATGCGATCCGAACGCTGATGGAACAGAGCTGGGCTGCGACTGAGTTGCTCCGGCAGGAAGTGCAAAGTGTGCTTAACGCGCATGCACAAAGCGCCCAGGAGTATATCCGGCAGGTTGAAGAACCTGTGCCGGTGGACTATCACCCGTTCACATCTATGCCAATAGGGACTACCGTGCGTGATCTGCCGGATGGCGGACGGCTCTTCGGTTTTACCGACGGAGCATTCCTGCGGGTGTTCCCTGACGGCTCAATGAGCGCCATCGGTGAGGATGGAACACCAACGGCAGTCATGCCTGCAACGGGTGGCAAGGTTACGCTGCCAGATGGTCGGGAGCTAACGCTTGCGAGCGATGCGACGAAAGTGACGCATGAGGCAGCAGGCATAGAAGGACTGCCGGATGGTATCGAGCCGGCGCTTGCCTCGCCGGGTAGATACAGCGTCGAACTGCCGGGCGGAATACGGCTGGGCGTGTGTCACCGCGGGAGGGTCGCGTCGGTCATCAACCCGTCCGGTACGATCGTAGTGCTGGGGGTCACCAGGATCGAGGGAATCGGCGAGGAAGTTCAGGCGCGAAGTATTTCCGGCGGGGCAAAGAGCTTCCGCGCGATGGAAAGCGGGCATGCCGGGATGATCGAGTCTGGCGGCACGATACATCTTTCGCTTTCAATCGGCCTCGATCTCGTGATCCATTTCCCAGAAAACGGCGGTGGCGATGACGGTGATGTTTCCGGTGCGGTTTGCTTCAACTGCCAGGAGCCTGATTGATGAGCACTGACTTTCTCGGTAAGGGTCTGAGGTTTCCGTTCGCATTTCAGAAGCGTTCCGGCGGTGCGCAGGTCTCGACAATCACATCAATGGACCATGCGCATATACATGAGAGTATCCTGCAAATCCTTGGCACGCGGCCGGGTGAGCGGTTTATGAACCCGGAGTTTGGCTCACACGTGCGCGACCTGGTCTTCGAACCGAACGGCCCGGTCCTAAGAGGACTGCTGCGCCATTACATCATCGATGATGTTGAGCGATGGGAAAAGCGGGTGGTCGTAACGGATGTGTCATTCGACGAATCAGCCGAAGCAGTCGACAGCAATACATTATATGTACGCATCTCATATCGGGTGATAGATGCTCAGGCAGAGGGCAATCTAGTGTGGCCATTCTGCCGGGAGGAACTAATCGAGTCTTCCGATGCCGACGCGAGGAGAGTATCCATTGGGTAGAGCGAGCATCTCATATACGAATAAGGACTACGAATCACTCAGGCAGGAACTCCTTGCCCGTGTGCCGCAGCTAACCGACCGCTGGACTGACTTCAATGAGTCGGACCTCGGCGTAGTGCTATTGGAGCTGTTCTGCGGCGTCGGCGATATGCTCGCCTACTATCTCGACGCTCAGGCTGCCGAAGCGTTCCTGCCTACCGCACGTCAGCGTCAGAACATCATCAACCTATGCAAGCTCATAAACTACAGGCTCGATACTCCAGTTGCCGCGACTACGACTCTGCGCTTCAGTTTGCCGTCCGCGTTGGATGCCGACCTGACGATTCCCGCAGGCACCGTGTGCAAAGCGAGCCTCGATGATGGCGATGTGGAGTTCGAGACTGTCGAGGGCGCTGTTATTCCCCGCAGCCAATTGTCTGTTGATGTGGATGCCTGGCAGGGTGCACGAAAGAACGAAGAGTTCGCGGCGACTGGAGACCAGGATCAGAAGCTGGCGCTTACTTCGACTAGCATCGCTCAGGGATCGGTCCGTGTCCGTGTCGGGACGATTTACTGGGAGGAAGCTCGATTCTTTATTGACAGCGCGGCGGACTCGAAGCATTTCCAGGTGGAGACCGACGGGCTGGATATCACCTGGATTATCTTCGGCGATGGAATCCACGGCGCGATCCCTCCAGTCGGCGAGACGATCACGGTCGAGTATCTTGAGACCCTCGGCGCAAAGGGCAACATCGGGCGCAACCTGGTGACAGATGTTGTCAGCACGATCTACCACAGCGGAACACAGATCGACCTTGCAGTCATCAACTCCATCGCATCCACAGGTGGTTCCGACCGAGAGACTCTGGCACATGCGAAACTGCAGGCTCCTGCCGAACTGCGCTCGCTGTGGAAAGCCGTTACCAAGGATGATTACAAGGCACTCGCCGAGGGTTTCCCCGGTGTAGCGAAGGCTCAGGTTCTCGATGCCAACGATTGTGTCAACATCCGCTACTATCAGGTCAACATGGCTGTAGCGCCGAATGGCGGAGGGTTGCCGTCACCGCTCTTAAAGCAGCAGCTTGCCGAGTTCATCGAGTCGCGCAAGGTGATCACCATCGAGGTGAACCTCTTCGATCCCTGCTATCGCCCGGTGGCTGTCGATGCCGAGGTGTTCGTGTATCCGACAGAGGATACCCAGACCGTGCGCGCCCGGATCGAGGAGGCGCTACGTGAGTTCTTCTCGTTCGAGAAGATGACGTTTGGGCAGCCGGCATACTTCTCGGATATCGTCTCGCTCATTGATGGCATCAGCGGCGTGAGTCACGTGACGATGTTTTCGCCGCAGGCTGATGTCGAGATAGAGCCGGGCCAGATCGCGGCACTTGGTGAGGTTCACCTGGACATGAGGGTCGCGGCGTTATGAGCAGCTACTTCGAGGATAAGCTCATAGACCTCATGCCGCCCATCTGCCGCGAGAGCGATACCAGTGGCGATCTTCGCGCATTTCTGGCAATTCCCGCAGCAACACTCGATGAACTCAAGAGTCTCATCGACCACCTGCCGGACATCTTCGACATAGACCGCTGTGACGTCAGGTTCATTCCCTTGCTGGCTGCAATCGTCGGCTACGCTTTCGATCCCACTCGTGATCCGGACATTCAGCGGCGCGAGATTCGCGAGGTAATCGAGTCCTACCGGCGAAAGGGAAGCGTTCCAGCCATTCACCGTTCGCTCGTGAATGTCGGATGGGAAGGCAGGATAGATGAAACATTCCACTCTGCGCTTCGGCTCAACAAACGGTCTGTTTCCAATCACGCGAAACTGCCCGGTCGTATTCATAGTCTGGGTGTCTACCGCGTGGAGTGCGAGAATCTGGTCTCGGGCCTACGCGACGCGCTCCAGTCTCATCATCCAGCAGGTATGAAGACCTACTTCATTCAGTGGCTCCGCACATTAGAATCCATGGAGAGCTTTGCCGCAACGCTTGCCAGGCTTGTAGAAATGGTGATGATGGGTCATCTCCACGAGACATTCGTCGTCAGACACAACAGGCTCAATTCGGGTTACAAGCTCACATATAAGGAGAAGACCTGGGGCGTTTGGGAAATCTCATGCCACTCCACGCTGCTCACGGACATCGAGCGTGCCGGAACACGAGTTCTCCGATGGCTGAGGCCAACACCTGGATTCAAGCTCAATTCCGGGACACTCAACTCAGAGAACCTCGCAAACCTCTGGATAAGCGAGGGCAGAGCCGGATTCACGTGCGAGGTCGATACCGGCTCTTACTACGGACCTGTGCGAACCATCTTGAAAACGTGCAGGCAGCATCTTAACAAAGCAAGGTTCAACCATGCGCAGTCGGCCTGCCACGTTCTGTTCAGACAGAAAGACTTCTATGCATTTGCGCAGGCTGGTTTCACCAGAGCTGCCAATCTATACACGGTCTTGCAGTGGCCGACTGACTAGGAGAGGATCATGGCTATACATTTATATATAGACACAGACTTGACAGACCAGATATCCGAGGGCACAATGGCTAACCCCGATTCGGATATCTACAACGGCTCTGACGGTGAGTCCAAAGATCGCGAGCTGTTCGTCGCCAACGAACAGACCACGCTTGCTGCTGCCATGAACTCATCTCAAACCAGCATACAGCTCTCAGATCCCAGGTTTGTAAACGATGAAGCGATCATCATCGGCAGCGAGCAGATGAGAGTTCTTAGCGGTGGCGGCACGACGACTCTTACTGTCGAGCGTGGCTATGGCGGCACTACTCCGACCGGCCACAGTTCCGGCACAAAAGTCTACTCAGGTTATGACTACACGGGACTCGTCGTGCAGGTGCTCGATACCGCTGGCAGTGACGAATCCACCTGGTGCAGGCTTGCTCTAGCCCAGGCCGATCTGGATTCGGCAACGCCGGGTGCGCAGCTCATTCTGGGAGACAAGGCGCACGCGATAAAGCTCTCCTTCTGGCGGCGGATAAGCGTCCCTGCCGGAACGCCTGTTCAGAACAAAACAGATGTCAAGCTGCGGATTCTCGGCACTGAATTCCCGATCTTGTAGGAGGACGAAATGGCATATTACAGCACATCCGGCACAGCCAACAATACGGCCGATCTACTCGTTAAGCTCAAGGATTTTCTGGTAACGATGTGCGGCTGGACACTGCACGACGATGGTTCCGGCCTGGCCGATCCCTACTACGTTCTGAAATCAAGCGGCGAATCGGGGATGGAAGACATCTACATTCAGTTCATAAACGACTCCAGTTCCGACTGCATATCCGTTAAGGGTTATCTCTACTGGAATGCCGATACGCATGCCGGTATCAAGGTCGTGTTTTCCTCGGGAGCTACCGTGATCTCTACCAAAGACTCGGCTCAGTTCCTTTACTGGCTATATGGCGATCTTGACCACGTGTTTGTTGTAACGAAGATTACTGCCACCTACTATGGCCACTACAGCGGGATCATCAAGCGCTACTGGTCGGGAGCAGTAGCGATAACTCAAGCGGCTGTGACTGCGGGAAGCAATGTCGTGATTCAGATAAATGATGCTTCGCTGTTGACAGTGGGCAGCTACTACATTATCAAGGACGACGCGAACATAGAACGTGTGCAGGTAACAGCAAGGGACACAGAGTCGACGCCGAATACGATCACCATCGCAACGCTGGTGGCTGGCTATGCAAGTGGAGCCAAAGTCGGGGAAGATCCGCAGCCGGTGATCATCGGTCGAAACAATATGCCAGGGAGTCTCTATGCTCTGAACAAGTGGAACGGCTACACAAGTGCGACCGGGCAGACGGGAAGCTGCGGAGCTGCTAATGCCACTTATGCTGGATATGCCGACCCCGACGTGCGCTACGGTCTGACAATCATGTTCCCCTGGCTTGTGGCAATGACCTCGACCGGTAACGAGGAAGTGCGAGGCGAACTCATCGACGTATATTCCATAGGTTCGGGTGCAGGTGATTCGGAAGATGTTCTGGACCTGGGCACAGGCACGTATAAGATGTTCAATCTGTCCAATGGCGGCTGGTGCGCGATTAAGGAGTAAGTTATGGCAGTAAGGCCCGCAAAGAAACCCAACATACGAAACTGGATCGGAGTGGTCAGGCCCCGGTTCAAGCCGTTCAGAATTCTTGGCAAGCCGCATATTGTCAGAGGGAGGCTGAGACGTGGCCGTACATAAAGGCCGCAAGAACACTCTCAGTCCCTTAAGAGGCACGGTCATACCGACAAATCGTGTGCTGGGGCCGATAAGCAAGGCGATCATCTTTGAACTGCCGGAGGCCACCAGCGGCATTCAGACGATTGCGCGCCCCGTCGATGTGTCTACTGTCACCATCAGAAGTGTCGTTGTGGGCGCAGACTTGCGAGCAGTTGTGATCGGCTCACTGAACGCGACGCTCGATGTCAGGATTCTGGCAGTCCGGCCGGTATTTGTCACTGGCGGTCTACAAATGACAATCTATCACGTGCTTGATATGCGCCCGGATATCAGTGAAGCTATCTTCGGTCCGGTGGAGAGATTGTCTGACTGCGCCCAGGTGGTCTTGCACCGGCTGATGTCAGATGCAGACATCAAACAAAGCATCTATGTGTATCTCTTCCGGGAGAGCCATGAGATACAGGTTTAGGAGAACGATATGTCCCTTGGACTAATAACAGCCAGCGGCCGCGTGCTGACCGCAAAGCTTCTGATGGGCGACTCTATCGACGGTATCACGCACTGTGCCATAGGCGACGGTGACGCGACGTTCATCGACCCGCTTAACCCGCCTGCGCCTACGATAGAGCAGAATGCGCTCAAGCATGAGTGCGCCCGGAAGAGGCACTATAAACGCAGATTTCTTACTGAAGACCCGGAAGGTGTGCTTGTCGTAAACGGCATCCACTACTCAGAAACCGGTCAGGAGACTAATATCATAGGTGTCTTCTTCCGGTTCGAGGAGGGAGAAGCAAACGGCATCACAATCCGCGAGTACGGTTTCTTTGGTGGTAACGTCGGCTATATCGACGGCCTGCAGTCTGATTACGCTGCGGGCGGCGTGTTCCATGCCATCACCAATCCGGACGGGCAGGTGCTTGTCCCAGGCTATCTCTACGAAGTGAAGAACATCCCCGACTTCAACAAGACCTCCGACACGCGTGTCGAGCTGGTCGGGGTCATCAAGATATAGGAGAAGACTATGACGATTTCCAGAGACACATTCGACCCGTCCAGGAACTACAAACGGGTGAGATATCATCAGGACCGCGACCTGCTGGACTCGGAACTCAATGAGCAGCAGGACATCGCAATCCGTGAGCAAAAGAAGATAGCCGATCTGCTGTTCAAAGAGGGTGCGATCATCTCCGGCCTACTTGTATCCGTCGCGGCCAATGTCCTAAATGTATCTGCAGGCGTCACGTACATCGATGGTCATATCGAGGCTATTCCAGGCGCGGTGCTCACTTACGATCAGGCGAAGTCCTCCGGCTTCGACTATGTCTACGTCGAACTCCTCAAATACAACTATGGCTTCAATCAGGATGCCGGGCTCGTGAACCCCGCGACCGGAGAACCGACAGCAGAGCGTGAGAAGTGGGTGCTTTCGCTCAAGGATCACGATACGAGCGGCGAGAACCTGCCCAACAACGTGACCGAGCGTAAGGTCGTCGCGATCTATAAGTTCGACCGTCAAACCGATGATGTGGCGGCAACGGTTCAGGAGAAGTCCAGCATATACCTTAGCGATTTTCTCGGTACCCTCCCTGGCAGCCGAATCACTGTCGCGTCTATCACTGAGGACCAACTCTCATTTGCCGCCGCCGAGGGTCTTAACTCACTTTTGAACAACTTGGCGGAAAGGACCTATGACCAGGCAGGCAGCTATCTTGTCAAGGGTTTCGACAGTTTCCTCGGCTCAAGTGACGGCACGAATGTACGCGTCATCACCAACGCTGGCCGAGCATACATCCAGGGCTATCGTCTGCAGAAGGACCTGCCTACAACCACTCTGGTTCCCAAAGCAGTTGCGACGAAGAGTGTTCGTGGCGAGCAGAAGACTTATGTCACGGGTCAGCGCAGCTACGCTTTGAACTGCACTCCGCTCAAGCAAACCACTCAGGTCGAAGCGATAGTCGAGATAGTCTCTAATATCACACGCGGGTCTGTTGGAGGCGGTGAGGACCTGCTGGTTCCGAATCCTGTGGTCGATATCATCGAGGTTAGCCAGGGCGCAACCGTCTTTGCCGAGGGCACTGACTGGATGCAATCGGGAAACTATGTCGACTGGACAGGCACCGGCAGCGAACCAGCCATAGGAACTACATATACCGTTCGCTGGACATACGTAAAGCAGATGGTGAAAGGCACCGATTACGTCGATGGCGGGTGGTTCGGCCAGCCCGGCTATCCTGTTGCCGGTGAATACTTCTATGTGGTCACGGCGCTCTCAGCATCGGGTGAGACCGAATACTTGAGCGGTCGAGTAGTATCGCGCCAAACCGCCACAAGAGAGGCAAACCTCATTACCTGGAGACCGATCAGTGGCGCGACCGGCTATCGCGTCTACCGCGCCTCTCCGAACTCAGGACGTACCAGCTTCAGAAAGCTCAAGGAAGTCGGATCGGCGGTCACGTCATATATCGACGACGGTGCAGATGACACCACAACCGCAAACCCGCCTGCATCAAACTCAAGTGGGCTTTCTCAGCCGGTGTCGGAGATAGCTGCTGGGAACACAAGCACAATCAACTTCGGCAAGACGAGCGTAGGCAGCGATCCGGTGAATGGCTCGAACTGCAGCATCGATTACGATTACTACCTTGGCCGCAAGGACATCATCTATGCGACTGCCGGGGAAATAAAGCGGCTGGAGGGCGCGCCGTCCGACTTCCCGAAGCTTCCGGTTGTACCTGAAGGCAGTCTTGCACTCGCCAGCATAGACTGCCCCGCAAATTCCGTTGCGATAACCGTCCATAACTTCGGACTCACGCGCATTACAATGGACCAGATCCACAGGATAATGCAGGACATCGAGGACCTGAAATACAATGACGCGCAGTACCAGATGAACAACGACCTGCAGAACAGGGATGCCCAGACCAAGAAGGGCATCTACTCCGACGACTTCTCAAACGAGGCTCAGTCGGATACGTATCACGCCGAGTGGAGTGCGCGTATCGATGGTGTCTACAAGTTTGTTGCACCGGCCCGAGCGTCGTCGTCTCGCGTTCTGGAGGTGGATACAGCCCATAGCAATGCCCTCTACAAAGGCAGTCTCGTTCTTCTTCCGGGTACGGAGCGGATACTGGTCCAGCAACTCGACTGGTCGGAGGAGAAGAACATCAACCCTTACGCAGTGTTCGAAAAACCGCCGGCGACAGTCGAAGTGACGCCCAATATAGGGCGCAGGGGTCAGACGGGCATTGCCGTGACCGGCTCTAATTTCACTCCCAACGCGGAGCATATCACGATCCGCTGTGACGGCCAGATTGTAGCGAGTGATGTTCATGCTGATGCAGCGGGTCGAGTGGTCTCCTCGTTCGTGATACCAGAAAGCGCAAGCAATGGAAACCGGATTGTTGAGGTCACCGATGGCACTTACTCTGCCCAGACCAATCTGCAGATAAACGATCCACTGGTCGTGACTCGGGTCGAGCGCGTGGAAGTCACGAAAACTGTAATCCAGACGCAGACAATTATACAACAGCAGATCATCCGCGTTCCGGTATACCGGACTGTATGGCGATGGTGGTGGGGTTGGAACAGATGGGACCCGCTCGCGCAGACGTTCAGCTTCACCGAGAGCAGGATCATCTCAGCAGTTGGATTGTTCTTTACGAAGAAGGACCTGTCTATTCCGGTGACTGTCCAAATCCGGGGCGTCACTACCGGCTTGCCAAATGACGTCATATACGCCCAGCAGGTAGTCTCTCCGAGCGAGATCAACCTCGATGCGGAAACGAAGGTCGTATTCAATGATCCGTTCAACGCCGAGGCGAACACCAGCTATGCGGTCGTTATCCTTACCGACTCCACGAACTACCGGGTGCGCGTGGCGACTCTGGGGCAACTGGGCCAGAACGGTGTCATCACAAAGCAGACCTACACGAGCGGTGTGCTGCTCGAAAGCTCCAATGCTGAGACCTGGACTCCTCTGAACGGCTCCGATCTCGCGATGAAGATTTACGGCTATGAGTTTGCCTCTGCTGGTGAGGTGCGTTTCAAGGCAATAACCGGCGTGCAATTCTCCGAGCTTAACATCGATGAGTATTCGGCAATCCCACAGGGGACGGGCATGACCTGGGAATACTCAATGGACGGCGGAGTCACATGGGACGCCATGGTGCCTGAAGAAGAAGAGACTCTGCCCAACATTGCCGCGCAGGTGATCGTTCGTGCAAAGCTTTCCAGCAGCACGGTGAACGATACGCCTGCCCTAAACTACAAGGACGTGAACCTCATTGGCTATCTCAACAACCCTAACGGCGTCTATATCAGCCGGGAGAATGAACTGACCCAGGGAGTGGAATCGAGTAAGGTATATGCACAGATGAACATCCCCAGCGGATGCACCCTCAACTGGTTCGCCTCTAACGATGGCGGTGCGACCTGGGAGCCGATGGCGCTGGATTCAACTCGCGAGGTCGACCAGACCTGGACGGAATACCTATACCTGCGCACATTTGCCAATCCTGCAGGCAATCGCGTCCGCTACAAGGCAGTGCTGACCGGCAATAACCTGATCTATCCGCGCATCCACTCGTTGGGCGCGACATTAAGCTAGGGGAACAAATGGTGCTGGTTAAACGACGCGGCGGGATGACTGAGTTCATCCCGTCACCTTCTGAAAAACGGGACGGTGTTATACGTAACCACGTGCTCGATCTGCTTACCAACATAGATGCGCGCCTGAGGAGGATAGAAGATACCGCCGACCTACCAGGCGATCTGGCTGAATCATTTGCTGACACAATGGCCCTGATCACCCGTGAAGAGGCTCACGTGAAGCGGCTCAACGAGGCCCTAATAGAAGCTGGTGTCAATCGCGGCGAAGATATTGCCGACTGATTACCAACACCACTCTACATCCACCTCGAACGCATCCAAAAAGAAACGAGAAGCTCTGCCGGACCTTTCCAAATGGACTTGATGTTCTTCAGAGTTTGAGGTAATCCCTAATGATGACAATCGCTCAACCCCAGTTTCGGAGCGAGTACGGAGGAGCTATGAAGAAAGGTTTGCGAAGCAGAATACGGACGCTTCGGTGTCCCCAGTTTGAGCCTGAGCAAGAGATTTGCCAGGATAGGAAGTTTTTGCAGCGGTGTTACGTCGAAGGGTTCGATTCGGCAGTGTACCTGGTCCTTGAGTATATGGACAAGTATACTCCGCTGTCGGAGTTGCTTTTTACCTACGTGGAAGAGCTTCGAACCAAGCGCGTTGCCGACATCCACGGTGATGGTCAGCCTGGCACGGTTGTTTGCAATGCTGGATTCATTCTTGCCTGTAACGGAGTATCGAAGCTCGTCTATGAGCTTCACGGCGACGAAATAGAGTGGGCGCGATCAATCGCTCATTCCGAGGACACTGAAATCATCTGATCGCTTCAAGCGGGCCTCCCCACATCAGGTAAGAACACCGTTTCTGTTCACATTCCCAAGGTTCCACTTGACTTTCTGCCGCCTGTTGAGGCATTCATTGGATGTGAGCAGAACAGATGTTCTGTTTAGAATCCACGGAGGTAACGCCATTTGAAACTGCAGGAGATTAAGATAGGACTCGAACTTGAAACCGTTCAAAGAGAGCGGGGCACAGTGGCCAGGGCCATTCAAAGTGTAGTGGGCGGCGAGGTTACTCACGCAGGCGGCGGGACGTATGACGCCTGGGAAGTGCGGGACAGGCTGGACCGTATGTGGCGAATCGTTGCCGATTCCTCGCTCACGAGCGCGCCCACCAACTTAAGGGCCGAAATGGTCAGCCCGATTCTCGGCTATGACGACATACCCGAACTCCAGGAAGTGGTAAGAGCTGTTCGGAAATGCGGGTCCCAGGTTGATGAAAAATGTGGACTTCACGTCCACGTCTCGCATCCGGATATCACTCCGAGAGCACTCGCAAACCTCGCCAAGCTGATCTACAAGCAGCAGGACATCATCTACGCCGCGCTCGGGGTGAACCAGCAACGGATGGAGAAATACTGCAAGCCCATAGACTCTGCATTTATCGAGCGTATCACGAAGAACCCGCCCAGAGATTTTAGGCATCTTAACACCCAGTGGTACGGGCAATACGTGGAGCATCCTCAGCGTTACGATTCGACGCGCTACTCGATTTTGAACCTGAACGGCTACTTTTTGAGATCTGCCATTGAGCTGCGAGCTTACGCCGGCAGCCTCCATGCAGGCCGAGTCAAAGCCGTGATCCTCTTCAGCATGGCACTCCTTGCAAGAGCTATGAACTGCCGTGGAGCGTCGGCGAGGAAGCGGGAGTATGATCCGGCTTCGGCAAAATACGATATGCGAGTATTCTTGATATCCGCGCTCAAAATGAACGGCCCAGCCTTTAAGACTGCTCGCGCGCACCTCTTGCATCTGATGTCTGGAGACTCCGCGTGGAAACACGGCAGGCCAAAGTCGAAAGGGAAGAAACCGGCTGCCGAGACGACGGAGGTGTGCTGTGAAGCTAACTAAGATACCGATTCCCGCTGATGTGCTGGAGGGTTTGGAGGCAGTCCGGCTCTCCGGCAAAACCAACATGCTCGATGTTCCGATGGTGGTGAAGCTCGCCCTCGATATGGGACATCCGCAGACGGCACTGTGGGTGCGTGAACGCCAGGCATTGTACGTGGTCGGCTTCTTCCGAGGCTTCGAGGCAGCCGATAAGCTCGATGAGAACGAACTCAGGGAGATGACCGATAGGTTCCTTGATAGTGAAGGAGGTGAGTCCTGATGTGCGGACAGGTTGGTGTGATCTATGGCGTCAAGAAGAGGCAACCGGAAGAGCGCAGTTATCTGAAGTGGCTGTTTATGTATTTGCTTCTTCTAAGTGAGAAGCGAGGTCCCTATGCGACCGGAATAGCGTGGATGAAGACCGACGGTACTCACAGCATATTCAAGCGCCCATTGTCCGCGACCGGATTCATCAAGGAGAAAGAGTTCGTCGAGGTAATCTCTGAGGTTGATGATAATACTACGTGGCTTGCGGGACACACACGCTGGCCTACTCGAGGTGACGTGAACCTGCTTGCCAATGCACACCCAATTCGAGCTGGGGCGATTGTCGGGACCCATAACGGTACGGTTGTCAACGTGGACGACCTGTTCAAGCACTTCGATCTGCCCCGCTTCGCTGAGGTGGACAGCGAGGTCATCTTCAGGATGGCCGATGCCACCCTCCGCGACGGACGCATCGATATTGCAGCGTTCAAGAAGCGTCTTGCGCTCTGCCGAGGATTGATGAGCGCCGTCCTTGCATCGAAGCTCGATCCCAAAAGGGTGATCGTTGTAAAGGGCAACAAGCCTCTGGAACTGCGATATCACCCGGAGCACCGTGCGATAGTCTATGCATCAGAGGGCGCGTACCTCGATATCGCGCTGCCGTCCGAAACCGGCTGGCAAGGAGTTGCGACGAAGCCTATGAGCATAATGACATTCCACTGCGACGATCTGCCGAAGTTTTCCAGCGAGTCGTTCCGATTGGCTGGACGGGCTGGCTTTCAACGCTTTACGGGGGCTTAACAACGAAGATTACTAGACCAGAGGAGGAAGTCATGAAAGAAGCAAAGATGGAAATACTGGACCATATTCCGGCAGGAGCGCTGCTCGCCTTTGTATACGGCACGCTGAAACGAGGCTATTGGAACTACGACAGATTTTGTAGCGACGCGATCCATATTGAGGAGGCTGCGGTTCGGGGACGTCTCTATGAGCTGCCATCCGGCATTCCGGTTCTGCAGGTGCCCGATAACTACGTTCTGGCTGCCGGAAGCCTGGACCCTTTGACAGACGTTGCCACGCAAGAATCGTTTCGCGATAAGCTGGCGGTTGCAACTGATCATGAGAAAAATTGGCTGGCAATTCGCGGAGAGTTGATGGTCTTTCCTGATGCGCGATTGTCCCTGCCCCCAATTGATCGACTGGAGGGATTTAGACCGGGATTGCCCAGCCTGTATAATCGCGTGCTGGTTCCAGTCATGCTCGATGATAACAGTCTGATTCCGGCGTGGTGCTATGTGGCCGGAAAAGATGTGGCAAGGAGCATGGTGCCAACCGGAAGTACGAACTGGTCCCGGAAGTGAATCGGTACCAGGCAGGTGCTACTTATACAGTGTAGACGTATAAGACGCATGTGGATATATTCAAGATTATGGATACGAAGCAAATGCAGCGCAGTGTAGGTAAGATCATACAGGCAAGGAGAAGCAAGCTCGGCTACAGCCAGGAGTCGTTTGCTGATGCAGTAGGTGTGCATCGAACTTATATCGGCTCGGTCGAGCGCGGCGAGCGCAATGTCACGCTCAAGAACCTGCTACTTATCGCTGACGGCCTCAAGATGCCGCTCTCAACTCTGATAGCCGCAGCCGAAGCGGAAGTGATGATCTCCGGTTCATAGATCGAGACCATCCGCGCTGTTCTCCTCAAACAGGCGACCGAGCCTGATATATCTCTTGAGCGTGGCGAGTGAGCGGTGCCCCGTCTGCTGTGCGATTATGTGCTCGACAACGCCTGCTCTGCTCGCTTGCGTGCAATGTCCGCTTCTAAGACTGTGACCGCTGTATCGTGATGGGTCTAGTCCCGCTGTTTCTGCAGCCCGCTTGATAATGTCCCCGACCGACCTTCTGGATAGCCGCTCCGACACAATGTTCCCGTGCCGGTCGAGCCCTCTAAAGATAGCGCATTCTGATATACCCGAACACTCCAGCCAGAAGCGAAGAGCGGTTACGGGGCATGTATCGGGATTCTTGCCGTGCGGGATGCCTACCCAGCGGCCCTCGCCTTTCTGGTCGGTTTTTGAGCGCCTCAAGAGAACTACCAGTCCCTCATCTCGATAGCTGATGTCTTCAACATTCAATCCCACGATTTCCGAGCGGCGGAATGCGCCGGCGAAGCCCAGGAGGATGAGCGCTCTGTCTCGCGTGCCGATCAGGGTATCCGGCAGCGCTTCAGCCATGCACTTGATATCTTCGGATAGCAGTGCATCTACAGGCTTCGGCGGCGTGCCCAGCTTGCGTGTGATACCTCGGAGCAGTTCCCGAATCGCCGGATGGGTTGTAGGTGTCGGATAGCCCGATTCCCTGTGCGCTGCGGCTATAGCAGCGGAATGCCGGCGGATGGTGGTCACGCGAAAATCCCGCATTGCAAGGGACGTAAAGTAACAGGCAACTACCTCGGGGGAAGATGGCAAGTTCGGCAAACCAAGGTCATCACACCAGCGGCTGAAAGCCTGCCAGTCCCTGGAATAGACTTCGCGAGTGCTTTCCGCGACGGTTGTTGAGAGGAACTCCTGGGCGTTTGAGAGGATTTCAAGAAGCTCAGGAGATGCCCCCTCCATCACTTCCTGGAAGACACTATTTCTGGAAGCCAGTGTAGCATGGCAATTAAGCATTTGCAAATATCCGTCGCATATCGGCGTCCTTGGATCCGGTTTGCGGAATACAAGGAGTCGCCGTGACTGTGAAGCATAAACTGACATCAACAGTAAGTCAAGTATCTGATGAAAAAGAGTCCCCGAAAGGTTTTCTAGCTTCCACGAATAGTGTCTTATCGCACTCGAAGCCCGGCAGGCGTGACTTTCCAGAGGTGCTCAGCCAGTGAGCGGATAGGTTCCCCCTGAAGCCAGTCGGACTCTGACGTGGAGGTTCGTTGAAGATGAGATCGGCAAGGCTTCTCGTTCGACTGCTGGTGCTTGTTCTCGTCCTTACCGTTCAGGTCGGGGCGGCAGATCTGACAGTGAGCATCATTGATGTTGGTCAGGGTGATTCCATCCTCGTCCAGTATCCCAATGGCGCGAACATGCTCGTAGACGCGGGAACATCAAGCGCCGGTAGAGCAGTGGTAAGTTATCTAAGGTCTCGCAAAGTCGCGGCACTGGACATCCTCGTTGCTACCCATCCTCACGAGGACCATATTGGAGGCATTAAGACAGTGCTAAACGTGTTCTCCGTCGGTAAGGTCTGGGACTCCGGTTGCAACCACGGTTCGCGGACTCAGGCGAACATGCTCTCTGCGATCAAGACGAAAGGCATCCGATTCGAGACTCCCAAAGCAGGGCTTACCGAGCGGATTGAAGACGTAAACGTATCAGTGCTTGCTCCGAAGGCTGAAGTTATGGACGATGCTAATAACAGCAGTCTGGTGCTGCTCATAGTCTATGGCAAGACGAGCTTTCTACTGACGGGAGATTTGGGGGACTGCGAGCGGCAGTCCGTAGCAGTCTGGCCCGAGAGCACGGTGCTCAAAGTCCCTCATCACGGGAGTAACAACGGCATTGATCTGGCTTTTCTTCAACAGGTGAAGCCAAAGATAGCAGTCATCTCGTGCGGCAAGGATAATTCCTACGGGCACCCGCACAAGTCGACGCTCGATACGCTGAAATCCGTTGGGGCATCCACATACATAACAGCCGAGTCAGGAACTATTGTGCTGACATCAGATGGAACAAGTGTCACGGTGAAGACCTTTGCAGGAGGTGCAGGCAATGAGGGCGTTCGTGGACAGATTCGAGGGAGATCAGGCAGTGCTGCTTCTCGGTGATGATGAGGAATTCCGGATCGCTGTTCCCATACATTGGCTTCCACAAGGCGCGAGCGAGGGCATGGTTCTCAAGGTCGACTTCACTATCGACGAGAATGCCACCTGTGAAGCAAAGGCCAAAGTAAATACGCTTTACGATGATCTGGGAGGAAGTACATAGGACCACGTTCTGTCTCAATTTTTCAAACTTGACAAGATACTTATAAGTAGCGCATAATGCGTCTGTCATCTAGCCGCTGTACATTAAGATGTCGTGCCTTACGCAGGGCATCAGGTGCAGACAACGTTGCAGCAAAGGCAAAAAGCCGACACTTAGTGGAACATCAGGGTCTACTATGTCTTCTCAGAATGTGGTAAACAGGCTTGAAGATATCGTCATCAGCTTGTAGCATGTCTGTGCTCGAACCCTATGCGATGCCCGATTGTTAAGGAGGGATGTCTATATAGCTAATCTACAGGTTGTAACCGAGCCGGTAGTGAGGCTCGCTGATTCTTGCACCAAAATTCTAAGCATGGAGGAAGAAGATGTCCTACAAGGGCAAAGCATTGGGGATCAGCATCGTGGCGGCAGCAATCTTGCTGCTCGTCGCTTCTATCCCCGGGTGGAGCACACCAGTTATCAGAGACGGCGATCCGGGGACGATAGGCGCATGCCTGGCGCAGCCGGACGGTACAACAGTCACGCTCACCGCCGAGCAGATTCTCCAACGCGGTAAGAGCGGCAAATCATTCGCGATAAAGGAATGGTTCGACCAACGAACCGAACAGCCCCGCCTGGTGGTTGTAAGCACTCGACCTCTACCTGTGGAAGAGTTCTGGACGGCGGATGTCACCGGAACGCTCGACACGTTTTCGGGCACGTCCCGAGATGGCATCTCCATAATACAGAGAGTCCTGATAGTCTCTCCCAGCAGCATAAATGTCTACTGTGATCCAAAGGGGCGACCGTTCATGTTCCTGCCGATCAAGGGACTTGGCATGGAGTGGGCCAACAAGCGTTCACTTGCTGAGCTGTCAGGTACAAGCACCACCCAAGCAGCAAGCGTATCAACGATGGACGAAGGCACTCTGCCTCCGATGCCTGATTCCTTGGACTCTGTGTCCGCACCTGTCTACTGCGCGACCATAGCCGATGCTGAGGCGCAGTACAGCTCTACGAGTCGCAATTTGGTTGAGCTGCAATGCCGCCCATTCAGCGGCGCAACATCAACCCAGTTCACCCTCGGTCAAGATGACCCAGTGGACAGTATTACCGTCTACTATACCGGCTCATCTACCCTGAGCGGAAGAATCAACAAGATTGTCGGAACCATTCAAAAGGACGTGAGCAACAACTACTGGATAGAAGTCGATTCCGGCACGAACTGGACAGAAGGCGATTTTGTCGGTAGTGTTCAAGCCGTGCCCGAAGGAAAGATAGCATGGGTCAAAACGCTGCCGGATGGTGGCAACATACCCAGCTACCAACAAGATCCATATAGCACTCCGCTTGTCGAAAAAGTTGTGTCACGCGCTTTCCCGAATCAGGGGTACTTTTACATCCAGGAGTCTGACAGAACAAACGGGATCCGGGTTGCTGATAGCGGAATGGCATCCGTGTTGAATCCCGGAGACATTGTCACGATCTACGACGGCGATATCACCACGGTGGATGGTGAACGGGTCATCAACTCCTACTACACAGAGTTCGTCTCGTCCGGAACTCCCCCGCCACTTTGGGTCTGGTCAACAAAGCATTGGGCGGCGGAAGCTACAGTGTCCTTACCTCCGGCCCTGTCGGCGGATTCGGACTCAACAATGTCGGTCTTCTCGTTCGCGCTTGGGGGAAGATAACCGATGTCAATTATGGCTACTTCTACATAGATGACGGCTCGAACGTAACGGATGGCGGCACCGCAACCGGTATTCGAGTTGTAGGGCTTGGTGGATACCAACCCTATGTCCCAGCAATCGGAGATTACGTTGCGCTCACTGGAATATCTGGACTAGCTACTTATGACGCCGGCTACGGTTTGGCACGAACTATCCGCGTTGCCAGTTCAGACGACTTGAATGTGGTGCAATATGTTGGCCCGCCAACAGAAGTCGAGGTTCAAGCTACTGGAGTCGATGCAAACAACTACGGAAAAATCACGATCTATTGGAAGTCTGCCCCAGGTGCGACGGGCTATAACATATATCGTGGAACAACCTCCGGTGGGAGGACTACCAGAATCCCATCAATGGAAGCACTCCTTGGAATACTCCCAGCTACACGGGAAGCGATAAGTTTGCATTCACAGACACCGGACTGACTTTTGGCCAAGAATACTTCTACACAGTAAAGGCAGTTCGTGCCAGCGGCGAAAGCATAGCTTCAGACGAAGATAGCGACATACCGGACGATTGGGCTATTCCCTGGGACAGTGGCGATGCTTACGCAATAACGGGTGCTGTTGCAAACCTGTATGGTTATTATGCCGACCTGATATGTGCTGTCGGCCCGGACAACACGGTCTATAGCAACTTGCAGGGCGTTCTGCGTCCTGGAGGGTCTGTCGATCTCGGCACACTTGTACCAGGCACGAATGAACTGCGCTATGCAGATGGCTCTACATTGACACTTCCAGACGATGGAGACACTTTATCCGACGATGATGGCGGGTCGGGTATGCAACTTATGACCGCTATTCCAACTACAGCACTTAATGCAAGTGACGGTCCGTACAGACGCGTAAGGAGCAATTCAACCTGTACAGGTTCCTATGGTGTGTTCTATCCGGGGTGGCGAAACCAGATTACCATGTCGTCTTCCAATCCAAAGGATACCTACTGGACATATCTTGGAAGCAGGACAGCAACTGGGAATTCTGTCTTGGAAGTCGATGCCGGTCTTCAGTGGAGCAGAGTGTATTACAGGTACAATCCTCACCTCTCCCTGAAGTATAAGCGAAGCAATGGTTCGGAAGCACGTGCGCTTGCCCCCAAAACTTGGCCCATCACATTCGACACGTCATACTTCGGCGGAATAGAAATGGTCTATGCGATGCAGCGAAGTGGCAAGAGTTCGGTACCGATGATATTGTTCTACGGTGCCGACCAGAATTGGGAGGAAAAGACTGTGCTTTTGGCCGCTGCCAGTCCGGTGAAAGTCACGACCGGCATGATGAAACGGGCACACTCCATAGCGCAGGGGAAACCGAACCACTATCGGCGTACTGGCTCTCGTGTGGAGAACACCTCATTTGCTGGTGGCCAACTACGCAATAGTGCGGGGCAGTGGGTAACATGGACAGGCGGCCTGACTTCCGAACAAGGTGCTTATCCGTGGCCGGGTTCCATCGTGACATGGACAACCCCAAGCGGGCAGGAGTATTATACTGAAAACGGCATAAGTATACGCTTGTAAAGCTAGGAGGGATGTAGTTTGCGGAGACGTAACGATAGCTTTTTGTTGATAATGCGGATGTTTGTCGTCTTCTTGCTCTCAACAATCCCCTGCTGTGGCGGCGCTGAACAAGCGCCGCCACAGGGATTAGTTGTGTCCAGTGTTCTGGTGAATCCTGAGCTGTATACCGCAGACGGCGGCCAGTACGACTTGTTCATTCAAACCGTTCCTGGGGGCAAGACTACGCGGCTAACCAACCATCAAGCCACTCCGAAACTGAAGCTTGGAGGGGCTATCAGGGATCCTCTGTTCTCTCACGATGGGAAAAGCATTGCGTTCCTTGCGGACTACTCGGACTCAGACGAGAGAAGAACGACAATGACCGGTGCTGCACCGTATCCAAACACATTCCTGAACGTATGGGAAGTGCAGTCCGACACCCACAAGATCTCGCCGATCACGAAAGGTGATTTCGGCTGGAGCATTTTCGGATGGTCTCCAGATAATGGATTCTTGTGCGCGACATATCCCAGCAAGATGAGGACCTTAGACCAAGACGCGCCCATACCGGATAAAGTATATGCCTGGAATATGGCGACACTCCAGGGAAGCAAACTCGCTCGTGTCCCAGATGGTGTCGACGATGCATTCTGGTCTCGTACCGGAAGCAGTATCGACTATCAAACCGGCCCTAACGCAAACCTTTACTCAGTTCCGCGTCAAGGCGGCAAATCCAAGGTACTGCTTCATGGCAAAGCCGGACGGTTTGGATATAGCTTCTCACCCGACGGAAAAAGAGTTGCGTATGTAGACACTAACACAGTCTACGTAGCCAATGCAGATGGTAGCAAGTCCAAGCCGATCATCAAGATGATTAGAGACAAGCATTCACCATTCTCACCTAAGCCGCAGTGGTCAGGAGATGGTAAGAAACTGGCGATAGCGATATATGAGCCATCCGAGAATGCTCAGGCTTCAACCAAGCTCCATGTATATGATGAAAGCACCGGAAAGGACAGAGTCGTTGCTACGTTACAGGAGTCCGTCAGCGATCCAACGTGGTCAAGGAATGACCTGTGGCTCATCGTAAAGATATCACGTGCAGGTGATACCGAAAAGCCCGATCCCAAGACTGGGTGGTATACCTTCAGCCGTGAAGGTCTGTTGGCAGTAGCGATAGCCGATGGCCGTGTGGTTGTCCTGAAAGAGGCGAATGAGGAAACGAAAGGATTAGATTGGTTCGAGACGGCAAAGTAACTTCTGCCTCAATCGAATCGAAAGGACGCGATGGATATGCGGTTCGCGGGGGGTTTAGTGGCTGGCCCGCGAGCCGCTTTTTCCAACGGCGGCCAAGCTTGCAGGCACATTGATACTTGAATGCTAGAGATATCTCTGAGCTTGTATTTGCCGGATTCCTTAATTGCTTCGTATAATAGCATGCGGACTGGGAAGCTATATATAACTCAAGATCAATATTGTGTACATCCGCCATACTGCACATAGACTGGAAGGCCTGCAATGCTGGAACCGAAAGATGTTTTCAATGACCCCGCTAGGCATTGGGCGTTTCTTACGGAAAGAACAGACGCCTTGTTTGAGGGACAGTATTTCGACCGCAAGGAAGTTCCAGGTTACGACAACACCGGGATCAGCAGGAGCCAGTTAAGTAACATAAGAGACCAGATAAAGGAATGTATATCGGCTTTTGCCAACGCCAATCATCTTGGTGGTCTGCTGGTATTAGGTGTCTCAAAAGTCGGAGAAGCGACGGGAATCAGTCACCTTACCGATGAACAGAGAACTAGCTTAATGAGCTTCGACAACATGCTCGTAAATCAAGCCGCGCAAGCCAAGGAATACGACCACGTTAAGGAGGATGGTACTACCTGCAAAATATGTCTAATCTACACCCCCTATACCGAATCGGCGGTATGTAATCTCATCGGTGCTGAGGAAAAGGCGTTCGTCAGACAGGGTGCCCAGAATATTCCGGTCACACAAGTACGGCGCGAACAACTCATTTACGAGAAGGGTATTCGCAGCTTTGAGCAAGGCGCCTGCTGCCTCTACGATCCACAGAGTTTGGAAAGAAGCGTCGTGGATGAGTTCCGCAAGGTGTTCCTTGCAGACGTTGCAGGCGATTACAGTGATGAGGAGTTGCTGTATCAGGCAGGGGCCCTGGTCAAGCAAAATGACGATTATCATTTCACGAACGCTGGTTTCTTATTCTTCGCGGCCAATCCACAGCGGATGTTTGCACTAGCCTATGTCAGACTTTTGAGGTATGAATCAGATTTGGAAGGCGGGCAGAGAGTTGGCTCGGATACGTTGGACAAGGAGTTCACTGGACCCCTTACTACCCAAATTCGCAATATCCGTACATTCTTTCAGCAATCTGGCTTCTTCAAGACGTACCGAAAGCGAAACCCAGAAGGAGGGTTCACAGAGGAACCCGAATATCCTTTGGTTGCGGTAGATGAGGCAATTGTTAACGCTGTTGTCCACCGCGATTACTCAATGAACAATCCCGTGATCTGCGAACGGTTCCACAACGCTCTAATTGTGCGCAATCCAGGTCGCTTACTGCAACAAGAACGTGATGTGCCATCAGAGTTTTCGCTGGACGCATACCTCTTGAATTCTGTTCCACGCAATCCAAGACTTATGCAATGGCTGAAACTGATGCGAGATGAGCGCGGTAATGCATTCGTCAGACAGTTAAGCGAAGGCACTAAGCGTATGTGCCAAGAGATGGCTCAACTGGGACTACCAGCCCCAAAATACGACGTTGATGGAGTGAGCACCGCAGTAACGCTTTTCAGTAATGCTCTGCAGCGTGAGGCGCTTCTTCAGGCAGGCGCAGAATTAGAGGTTTCGGAATTTGCGAACCTGTTTCCACTAACAATAACTGCCAGTAGCGGAGCAGTCCGTAACTCAATGGATGCAAGCTTCGAGCGTCGTGCTATCATGGATTGTCTGGAGAATGCTCTGCGAAGCCACAAGTGGTTTATTCATCGGAACACTTATGGTCGGTTGGTAGCACACCCCAAAGCAAGTGAGGTGGTCCTGCCACAACCAGTTCGTCAGTTGGTGAGACTGTTCCCATCTTACGTTTTTCAGGTAAGGTCATATTTTGGGAGGCTTTTCCTTGTAGTCGACTACACACTTGAGGTGCACAATGCTGCCACTGCTCAGTACTTACAGAGCATTCCTGGGCTGGAATCATTGGTAGGAAGAACTGCTTTGGCCAGATGCAGCGGTAAATCGGAGCGAGTCAGAATCCTATCGCTCGATTCACAATGGGCTAAAGTCTACCTGTTTGGATCTGAATCAGAAGTGCAAGTTCCTAGTTCCGAAGTGTGGCCAGACATTCCAAAGAGTTGGATTGCCCACGTATTGCGGCATGGAGGGGTTAAGTTCGATTTGGACGCTGCTATTAAGCTCAATAGTCTGGCTTCACAGCAGAATGCAGCCCGTACACGGGCAGAACGGGTTCAAGCCACTGTGGTTCGACTTGTCAGCGACGTGTTTCCTCTGACAGTTCTTGATACACGAGTTGGCCTGCAGTCACAACCCTTGCCACTTGCCAGGCTCGCGAATGGCGGTGGACCACTCACACTACATAGTCTACCGGAACCTGCGGTCGAGTTTAAGCAACGGCACGAGAGCGACAACATACGCAACGGTATCACCTCTTTCGGGTCCTATGACAACGAACCCAGAACAGTAGAATTGGTGCCGATCTGCCCTGATGGAATGCGCGACGAAATGGCTGCTCTGATTGATCGGCTGAAGGTTGGCAAGTACAAGTATCGTGGAGCAGAGCGCACATTTGCAGTAAGGCTGGCATACCAGTCTATTATCACAGCTCGTTCAGATAATGAAATACTTGCTGAGTGCCAACGTCTGCTGAAAGAACATCCAGAATGGGGCAAAGCCGAACGTTTAGATCGCCTGTTTCTTGTATGCACGCCAGAACAAGGCCATGAAAGCGAGATAGAGTCTTGTCAAGTGGTGTAAAATCCCGCGGACTCCTGTTGGTCTTCTACGCTATGAACTTACCGCTGACCGGCGCCAGAGCATCCGTGGCGACTTCGCTAAGGCTGCCCAACGACATATAGCGCCGTTCAGTAAGCCATTCCTCGTCCTGC